GTAGGACGTCAAAAGCAGTCATTATATCATCTATATACAAAAACTCCCTAACAAACTCAGCCGCTTGACCATACAAAACCGGGTTTTCACCCTCAAGAATTCTAATAGTGTTTTTTGGTATAAGACGAGACAAGTTCAAGTCCCCTGGACCGTAGATGTTACCCGCACGAGCCGTAAATATAGGTAAGTTATAGGTAATAGCGTATGAACGGGCAATAAAATCTTGGCATAGCTTGGACGTACAATATGTATCAGAGACAATAGGGGATAAATCCTCTACATAAGGAAGCTCTTGTGCATTACTATAGAACTTATCCGAGGACATTACCAAGACCCGTGGTGCTGCCTGCCTCATTACTCTGCACGCCTCCAAAACACTAACAACGCCCATAACATTAGTATTATAAGCAGTATAGGGGTCATTATCACAAATCTTAACTATGGGCTGAGAGGCAAGATGTATAACATAGTCAACCTCATAATGGGAAATAATACGCTGAACCAATGACTTATCAGTAACATCCCCATAAACAATGGAACATCTATCCTGAATCCCCCTCATTGTCTTTCTATTCTGATCTCTAACTAAACCGATAACATGTGCACCACAGTTTAAAAAATATTCTGCCGTAGCAGTTCCTAGAAAACCATTTATACCTGTAATAAAAATATTTAATCTTTTGAAAGACATTGTGCCTCCTAAATACGATTAAAAAATCTGTTCCAATATATGATTAAAACACGCTGCAGTACCGGCCTCTGTATGATGACCAAGTTCACCTTGAAGCTCCTTAACATACTTTATATATAATTCTTTATCTGTAAGAAGTAAAGAAACAATATGCTTAAGTCTATCACATGTTTCATTTCCCTTTTCTATAAGAACACCGTTATTTTCCGCTATTTGTTTAATTCTTGGGAACCAGCAACACTCTTCCCAAACAATAGTAGGGACACCAAGGGCGGTTGAATCCAATAGGCAGCCCTGTATTCTAAGGGGAACAGCTAACTTACAACTGGAAATAATAGACATTACTTTATGGTATGGTAAGGTTCTATGAAACCTATCTTTTCCTGCCCGATTATCCAACTCGCTAATAAGATTACGCTTGGATATTGGTGGCACAAGAGCGTCACTAAACAACCAATCAGTAGATAAATCAGGGTTTTCTTTTAAGATTTCCTTCAAAACCCTAGAAAAAATAGAAAATAACTCGTAAGGAGCATGGTCCCAAGAATTACCGCTTGTAGGACAAAGTAAACTTTTTTTATCAAAAGAAGGCTCAGCAAATGTCTCACATAGAGGAACGGGTAAAAAGAAAGTTCTATCATTTATAGGATTAAAATCCCCAATAAAATATTCTTTTGAACTATAATAGGGATAAATAATATAGTGGTCTTTTGGAAAGTTAACTGTTCTTAAATGCTGCTCTAATGACCAGTGGACATGGAAATTTTTCTTTGCTGTAGCAGAGGGAACCTTCTCATTCCACCAAGCAGTATCTATGTATATATCAAAAGGCTGGAATTGCTTAGCCTCGTGCTCTTGTATAAGACGCACGTTCTGAGCAACTATACCTTCCCCCCATATAGGAGCACCCATACTACAGGCATATACATCATGCCCCAGCTTTCCTAGCAAACGAGCTAAATTTTGTGCCCAACGACCCTCCCCTCTTTCTGGGCTATCTAAACCATGACGCCAAGACCCCGGACAGCAAACTAATATTTTCATAAGGCCCTCACTTATTTAAATTGTGACGAACAATTCTGGCAGGAACACCAACAGCCAGACTATGTGGTGGAATATCAGAAATAACACAAGCACCGGCACCTACTACAGCCCCCTCCCCAATTTCTACCTTAGGTATTACAGTTACAGCCGCCCCTATGTCGCACCCCTCCCGAAGAATACTACCGCCACATAAATGTACAGCGGGGGATAAATTCACAAAGTCCTCGATAACAACATCGTGACTTAGAGTGCAATTCAAATTTACACTCACATGGTTACCTATCTTTACATTGGTAGTCACTAAGGTACCAGGACAAACCATACTCCCGACACCCAAACTTACAAACTTCGATAAAAAAATACTACTATGCACTATGTTTGCGAACTTAGCCCTGTCGCCCCACACAGCGAGTACTCTGTTAACAAAGGCCATACGTAAATAAGGGGAACCCACGGCACATACAAAAAGGGTATCTTCTGGATCCAGCCTTTCAACGGTCCCCTCTATTGTACCTAATACCAAAGCATCACAAACATAAGAACCTATTAGTTTCTCATTATCGTCAAGAAAAAATACGTCCTCAAATTTATAATCATGCACCCCTTGAGAATATAATAAAACCTCTCTACCATGGCCCCCTGCTCCTACTATAGCTAAAGCAGTCATTGAATCTCCAGCGCGGAAACCCTTGGTTTTAACCATGGGGAGGAAGCGCTGCTCCTTATTTGGGTTAGTAACGTTTTACCGCTTTCTAGTCTAACACAGTCCTTAGCCTTAGCTGAAGTATGGACTTTGGTGCCGTCTAATAATCTCAGGTCAAAGTAACCCGTGGTTCGTCTACCAAACACAAAACACTCCTGTCCCTTCCATAGTACTTTATCATACCGTTGAAAACCTTGGATATAACGAGTTGCTGTGTTTCTTATTCCACTATGTAGTCCCTTAAAGAGCTTACGATTTTGCTTTCTAACCTGCTTAATAAAGTAGGTTTGGCTTCTAGGACACGCCCCTGAACTCACGATTACAAATGCGTCGTTGATATGGCTCTTAGGCAAGCCTAACAATACCCTAGCTTGTTTGGTGACATAGCCATAGATGTACCTACATTGCAACTGTTCTACTAAGCGCCATCGTACCATTGTCATAAAAACTTCAGCTTTGAACCCTTTGGAAGGTTTCGCTTTCAATTCAATTTTTCCACCATGGTAATCATCGTGGCACGTCTTACACAGCGTTATCAAATTAGCTGGTTTATCACCACCAGTCTTCCTAGATTCCAAATGGTGAACACTAAGAATGGGGTCCTTTGATTTACCCTTACAATGGCAGCACTTATGGTCATCTCTATGAAGGATGTATTCTCTGGTGTTCCAAAAGTCCTTTTGTTCCCCCTCTTGATACTGTTTACCACTTATCTCTGGGTTCTTTATCTTCTGAATATCAAACGAGGCTACCTCTACCACCACCTCAGTAATGGGTAAGATTTGCTTAACCTTGTTTACCAACCTAATATGGCTATCCAATTTGTGCTGAATAGAAGGAGCCCGCCAGCCTTTTTTTATACCTCGATTAAGGAAACGAGCTTGACGATAGCGAGTCTTTCTATTTCTACGATTTCTCCTATAAGACCTACGTTCCGATAATAAATTCACTATATCGATTCGTAGTTGAACCTCGGCAGAGTAAAGTTCTTGTTTCTTTGAAACTGCTGATAATCCTACGTGTACGAAACCACTATCTACCCCTAGCCTGATGGGCTGTTTGTTCTCTCCCGTAGAATAGGTCAACTGAATAGTGAAAGGCGCTCGCTTAACAACTATAGCCTTTCCCTCCTTCAATAGCTTCTCAGCTTTTCTTGGTGTTGTTGGCATCAATGGCTGACTTCGCTGGTTTAAGACATAGACAGAGACTCGCAAGTTCTGTCTCTTAGCCGAAGCTAAGATTAGATCCTCATCGGGACGGTTGGGTAGAGTTTTTAAACGCTGAACACCACCCCTACCCCTAGGGGTTTTTAATTCAGCGTCACAGTTGCTACGAACTTGAGGAGCATCCGTAGGTGTGTATGTATTTCTTCTACTCAACGATTAACGACTCCTTTTTTGGAATTGTTCCCTAGTAAGCAAGGACTCGAAAGCCCCCGCCCTTAGGCGTGGGGTTGCTTACTCTTCTTTTATTCCTGTCTTTCTTAATATAACCTGTCTGTCTTTTAACAACACATCAAATTGACCATGAAAAATAGTAAGAAAAGCATCTATTCCCATTTTAGGATGGCGTAAAGGTTCCTCAAAAAATTCCCAGGTATAGTCATCCAATATCATTATACCGTTGGGCTTAAGAAGCCTAAAAGCAAGAACGGAATCTTCAAGAACGTCACAAGCTATATGGGAACCATCTATATATATAAAATCAAACAAGGGAGAATGCCCTAGTTCACGTAAGAGTTCTTGAGAAACCCCTACCCTATATTCAACACGGTCACCATAAGAAGAAACATTACTAATGAAGTTCCTGAAAACCTCACTCATATTATACCTATCGTAGAGTTCTTTAGACCACTCCCCCTGAGAAGAACAACCCTCAAACAAATCAAAACACTTTATTTTAGATGATAAATGTGTAAGAATATTGTCCAACAACCAACAAGTGGAACGCCCCTCATAACTTCCAACTTCTAGAAACCTAAGGTTTTCCTTTCCCTTATATTTATCAAGATATTTTGTCCAAGAAGGTATACACCTATCAAACCAATCCTGTGTATATGTTCTAATCATCTTTTCTAGTGCCCCTTTTTCTAGGGTCAAACCCTGTGATTTCAGCAAAACGACCATAATTTTTATAGTACTCTTCCAATATCTGTTCCCTTGTCAGGTACGGGGTAGAAATAAAACACTTGGTTATTTTCTTAGATTTAGTAACACAATCTTCCCACGTATAAGGGTATACCGTTACATAATCTTTCCAGTAATCATAATTTTGTAAAATAGGAGAGTCAGGAAAAGGCATAAGCATATTATATGCAAAGGCACTAGTCTTAGCCCTCTCCATAAAAACTAGTGCATCATTAATAGTACTATAAGACTCATTTGGTAAACCTATTATGATTGAGGGTGTACAGGTTATACCTGTTTCCTCACACCGCCTACACCAGGCAATATTTGACTCAACGTTTGTCCCTTTTCCTATCATATCCAAAATATCCTGATTTCCGGATTCTATGCCAGGTCCTGCCTCTATACACCCNGACCTCTTCATTCTTTCTAGGCCTTCNTAGGTTATAGTAGTAGTTCTAGCATAAGAACGCCATTTTAAGTCAAACTCCTCCAAACCAGACAGTATTGAGTAGTATCTTTTAGAGTTTATCGACATTGTGTCATCAACAAACATAAGACTATCAAAACCATACTTATTTATTAATAGGTCTACCTCTTCCAAAACGTTATCTGCTGACCTTTGCCTTAGCTTCTTATTGGAAGTGCTACAAAAAGCACACTTAAAGGGGCATCCTCTAGAAGTTATAATATTTACACATTTTAATCCATCTTTTAAAGGAAAATTATACTTATGTATGTCTAATTTATCGTAGTCGGGGAAAGGAACCTCGTCAACGTTTAAAATAGGGGTGCCATATATTACAAGGTCAGTCCTAGAAACCTTATTAGACATAATATCTAACAAGGCCACCTCACCATCACCGACCACTATATGGTCCCATCCGTCACCACGAGCCTCCTCTACACACTGCCCTGCATTAAAATGGGGCCCCCCTGCCACAACAACCGCCCCCAACTGTATTTCCCTAATATAAGAAAGAGCTTCTTTTATCATTATATACTGAGCAGTAGACGCAGAAAGCCCGTAGTATTTATACCCTGGCTTTATATCTGAAACTAAGCCATGAACAACATCTACTTCAAATCCTGCCCTACTTAAATACGAAGACAAATATAATGGACCTAATGGAAGAAACTCATATTGTGCCTTCGCAAAAGTATCTAACGGAACAAAAATTAGCAGGTCCTTCATTCTAAACCCCCATCTAAAATTACAGAACAAATAAAACCTATATCCTCTATACTTACACCTTGGTGTATAGGAATATTTATATTTCTGCTATAAAGGGAAGCAGAAACAGGAGAACCAGGGTCTAGTGGGGAGTAATATTGTAGGGTGTCTACTCCAACCTCCGACAACCTTTTCCTTATAGGACCAACTTTTTCTGAGCTATCTAAAAAAATTGGTAGACTTTGGTACACAGTGTTATAAACCCAAGTAGGAGGTATTAAATGGTCAATAAAAGAACGATAAACCTGTAAATTCTCTAGCCTCTTGTCCACAACAAACCTGACTTTTTCAATAAGAGCCAGCAAAACAGCACACGAATACTCACTAATCTTTGCATTCATGCCCACCATAGAAACATTTTTTTTGTCATCGAAACCAAAATTTATAAAACTTCTAGCCTTATCGTAGTAATCTGATTTAAGTATAACCGCTCCACCCTCCCCGGCCGGCAATGTTTTCGTAGCATGAAAAGACAAGCAAAAAGCATCCCCATAATAATAAATATTCTTAGTACCAAAAGCTGGGGCGGCATCAATAATCATACGTTTTCCCATCGACCTACAATATCGTTGTATACTATCCAAATCTGGTATTGTTGATAAAGCACAAACAACCACTATAGCATCATATGTGGAGGGGTCCACAGATTTTATAATATCAACGGTAAAACATCCCGACATAGGATCAACATCCTTTATTATGGTACCTATACCCTGCAAAGTAGCAGCCGCTCTAGTAGCCTCAAATGTAAAAGACGGCACCAATAGCCTTTTTACCCCTAAAGCGGCATAAGCAGCCATAAGAGCAGTGTGACCGGAAGATGTCAATAATATTTCCCTATCTGGGCCTAGATTAAATACATTTTCTTTAAACTTCCTACACAATTCAGTATAGGCAGGACCAAAATTAGATAAATACCCAGAAGTAAAGCTTTCTTTTAGGTAGGAATTAACTAATTTTAAATCCGGAGTTATAGGATTACAAAATTTAATTCTCATACGTAGTCTCCTAAGCTAGAATTAAAGGGCAGCAACCCAAGAAGAGTCATTCTCAAACCCTAAGTACACTAAATCGCTCAACATAGAAGGACTTGTTATTATTTGCTTCTTTAAACGCTCCCTATGCTCTATTTTTTCCCAAGAACAAACCTTTTCTGCATCAAAAGACCTAAAGCCCCCTGCTTCAAACCCCATCCCGTCTTCTCCAACGTACTTTGCTTCAAAAGTATCCCCATGAGACTCAAATGATTTAACAGGGGATGCCCTTAAAAACCTTGAAATAACACCCTCAACCAAACTAGGGCGTAATATAAGATCGTCAAACCATATTGTGCATAAAAATGGACACAAAAATAAGTGCTCTACTAAAAGAAAATTCTTAATCCACCCAGAATAATCAAATCCATAAGGCCCCCCCCCCTGAAGGATGCACAGAGGTAATAACCGACCGCGGGTCCCTTATTATAAAAAACAACTTATCTTCTGCAGTAATACTCTGTAAGTTTATAGAAGAAAACTCTAGACGATAAGAATACATATCCTGTGGATCTAAATTATTATAGGGAACTATTCCTAAAAAACCCAAATCAAAAGAACGAAGCATTGACATCCTCCCCCGACTAAAGTCAGGGGATTCCTAAGGAATTTCCTCTTTAGCACTCAATGTCCTGAGTGGAGAATGCAGAGTTGAGAGGCCTCGTTGTTCAATATTGATAGCTGAGTTGGTATCCCTATCGTGCACCGTGCCACACTCTTTACACTGCCATTCTCTAACTCGAAGCCCTGCTAGACCGGAGGGCCCAGTAAGGCACCCACAGGCTGAACAGGTTCGAGTAGTGTTGTTCTCGTCAACAACGTAGTACGTACCACCACGCGCAATCGCTTTGTATTCAATGAAGGTACGGAGCTGACCCCAAGAAGCGTCGGAAACTGACTTGGCTAGCCTGGTCTTTAATAGACCAAGGCTGTCTACGTCACCGATGAATACCTTATTAAAGTCTCTGGTCAACTCATGGGAAACTTTATGGTTGAAATCTTTACGAGAGTTAGCTATCTTAGCATGAATCGTTCTTACTTGACGTGCATTATTACACCGTTGGTGGTGAGCAAGCTTTCTCTCATACTTGCGGAAGAACTTTTGAGCATCGTACTTTTTACCGTTAGACAAGGTAGCCAAAGACTTAAGTCCTAAATCAATGCCAACACTACCTTCGTTGGAAACAAGGGCTTCCTCGTATTCACAGACAAGGTTAAGGTACCAACGACCCCTAACGTCACAAGAGAAGTTTCCACCCTTAATTTGTTCAGGAATACTTCGAGTCTTCCAGAAGCGGAATATTCGTCCTTGGTAAACAACGGAATCCTTACGAAGTTTTATTCCAGAAGCTTTGAAAGGAATCCAGCCCTGGCTTCTTCTACCACGGAATCGTAGGAAACGTTTCTTTTTACCAGTAGGAGATTTGGCTTCCTTTAGTGAAGTAGCATAACATTCGTCAATAGCTTGAATAGTTTGGCTATGCAAACGAAGTTCCTTGGAACACCCGGAAGTTAGGTTATTTAACATTACCCAATTAACCCAGGGCCTATGACTATTAGCAGCCTTCTTTTGAACCTCATTGCAATAGTTCCATACAAAGTTTACAGCTCTAGCCATAGCATAAAGGTGCTTAGCAGAGGTGGAATCTTTTATACGGAAGGAAAAAGTTTTAACCATTGAAAGTCCCTCCCTGGGACTTATTATAATAATAGGTTGCGAGGCTAAAAAGGTCAACTATTATTTTAATCTTTCTAAAAATCAAGAAGGCCTTATATCCCACCCCTAAAGGGATGGGTTTTACGGCCCTGTAAGATGACTATAAATGTGTTAATAAAGATGTACCAGACCTAGGATTACTTAAAACGACCAACCTAGGCATAGCCAACCCACGAAACAAAAAGCCCTGTGGGTGTTAGGACTTCTACCCAAAAATAACCGGCCCCCTTTAAAATAGGAACTATTTCTTTATATTTAACAGAATTAGCATTGTGTATATCATCAACCATAACAAAATGTCCCTTCTTATTTAAACACCCTTTGATAGCATTATACTCATTAACAGTGTGTGCAATATCAAATTCCTTAGAATCTAACCATAAAACATCAATAGGACAATCCTTAGAAGATAATTCAAAATTTAAGAGACCCAAAGAAACAATACTATCACCAAGAACATATACACAATCATCTCCGCAGCACACAGACCTAGCAATGTATTGATGTTCTTTATCTATATCTAAAGAAAATAATTTACCGCCATTAGGCCTGCATATATGCTTTAATATATTGTTGGTAGTTGTGTGTACTAGATTTTCTTCTGAAATAGCATACATTGTACCTGTTTCTACACATACGGGACAAGGACGCATAACCTGCCCTATTTTTTCACATACCTGTTTAACAGTGTTTAGTCCACTAAAATCCATGGTCAGTTTCCCCTTTAAAAAATATAATTTCTGAACCCTTTCTTACAATCCTGTATTTATCAAACAACGATGCAAATTCATCATTTTCATAAAACTGACACTTATGGTAAGGTTCCCCGGCCCAATTAGTACCGTACGGTACTAATATCACTACACCCCTTCTAGCAGCCTTAAACAATCTAGGTAAAACAATATCAAATAATTCTTTCTTATAAAAATGCTCTATAGTATGAGCTGAAAAAACATAGTCACAAACAACAGGTAAGTCACCTTCTAGTATATTATTATCGTAAAATTCTATTTCTTTGTAAAGACCTATTTTTGCCGCCGCGGAAAAATCTACAGCTACAAGCCTAGAAAACCTCCCATAATCATAAAAGATGTTCATATTAAAACTGTGACCAGAGCCAAAAATTAAAAGAGAGCTTCCCCTGTCCAAATTACACAAAACATCCAAATACTGCCTGTGTGGGTCCTCTAGTTCTGGTTTACTTAATTCAGTATACGGACGAGAATAACGAAAATTATATACATCAATAGGTTCTATAGAATTAATTCCTGGAACTTCATATAAAGGGGCAGGTTCTTTTATATTTAGTTTGGCCCAGGAAGACATTTCTAATATCATGAACTAAAAACCCTCCCCAGTATACCCAACGAATATTTTTGGGTGTGTGCCTGTAAATGTACTAAATGATTGTTCTACTTTTTTTCTTCCTATGTCTATATTGTCTTTATGTTGACAATCAAAGTTATATGTGTCAAATGAGTATGGTTTAAGTTCTTTTTCGTCCTTTAATTTTTCCGCGCGGTGAAAAAATTTATCCAAAGATAATATACGTTTAGATATAATTTCAGGATCCCCTATACGTGAATAATGATATATTGGAACATTAAGTCTTTCAACCCTTCCCTTACCTAAGGTATTCATAGCGTCCCCACACGATTTTCTAGACCCCTTCTTAAATAATCTTATAATAGGAACTGTCCAATCGTCTCGTATGACATCCATACTACCATAAAAATACAGACGTGTCATTTCATACCCATCTATATTATTATCGTTTGCATAATCAATTGCGTCAAGTATCTTATCAAAATCTTGTTCGTGAATTGCTTCATCGGCCTGTAAAAGAAGCACCCAGTCCCCAATACAGTAATCTATTGCTATATTTGTTTGTTTAGCAAATTCATATCCTGTATCAGTTATGTTTTTTAAATCCCATTTACTATATACTACACGTATATCTGTCTTTATTCCACCGAGCTTCGACCTTAAAGACATCTCCTCACACAACTTAACAGTCGAGTCCTCCGAGGAAGGGTCGACGCACAAAACAACCTCATTAGCCAAGCCCGCAACACTACCAACTACCATTTCCACAGGGTAATTAAGCCTTACGATGTTACGTAGAATTATTGGAACACTAATATACAAAATCACACCTCGTCAATGGGTTGTACGGCTAAACCCTCGTGCCCCACACCATCACAAATATCTTTATCATACAAATTCTTATAAAGTAAATTTCTTGATTTTAATTTTTCTCCGAACTTAAAAACATCTTGAAAGTGCTGTATACAAGGACCGTCAAGCGCCTCCACTTTTTTATCAGTTCCTTTAATTATTTCGTGTATTCGTCTAACATAAATAATATTTAAATCATTACGAAATAGCCTATATTGAAAATCCGGGTATGCCTCCGGCTCTACCTGTACTAGCATTTCCAAATCGGCCCATCGTTTTCTTGGCAAACCCCAGGCATCTACATTACTATTCTCTATTAAATCCTTAAATTTTGGAAGGTCTTCAGAAAGAACAACCTCGTCGGCGTCCAAACCAAGAACCCAGGGCTGCCTACTTAAATGACCAGACACCGTTCTTATGCTACCAAAGTCAGAAAACCCCACACTATAGACACGAGCCCCCAGGTCCTTACACACCTCTATAGTTCTATCAGAGGAACCAGTATCTGTAATAACAACCTCACTAACTATAGGTAAAACACTTCTTATAGCCATTTCTACACTGTCTTCTACGTCCTTAACAAACATTGCTAAGGTTAATGGCAACTTAATNTTCGCCTGCTTTAAAAACCTCTCTTCCTCCATCCTATCCCTATACTCCATTGCTTCATCGGAATTATAAACCTCACTNTATACAACCTCTATAGGAACGCTAGACCTCATATATATACCCAAACCAATATCGTCTACATCCCTACCAAGAATTTCCCTGTAAATCAATGAGATAATTTTTTCGCGCAGCAACATAAAAACCCCCAAAAAGTTATAGTTTTGATAACCTATCAAACATTAACTTAGAAACTGCTTCTGTAGAAAAATTACTAGCTATATAATCTTGAAGTCTCCTTCCTGTCTCTCTAGCTTCTATTCTATTATTAAATACATAATTCATTTTCTCACTTGCGTCAATCAAATTAGGTTCTGCCCATTGTCCGCTTCCTAAGTACCAAGGATTAAATGAACTCATACCAGAAACATACGTCATTTGATACTCTACTAAATAGCTGTTGTCTTCTTTCATGAACTCTGTGTTCCCACCATAACCAGTACCGATTACAGGGTTACCGACTAGCCCGGCCTCGAACAGAGGAAGGCCGAACCCCTCACCCCGGTGCAAACATACATAACTATCACAATACTTATGTAATCCTAACACCTGATTTTTACTAAGCATGTCCCCAATAAGCACTACCCTAGGATATGCCCCTATGTTCATATCCCTTTTGATTTCCACTATCTTTTCTCTAATAAAATCTTTATCACGTCCCATACCAGTACGATACGTCTTTAATATAAGAACAACATCATCGCTGTCATCAAAAGCATTAAAATATGAACGTACAAGACCCATAGGATTTTTTCGTTCGATCCATTGAAAAATACTATAAAACTTATATGTGTTANTTGACAAACCTTTTAGGCTATACTCTCCACAGTNTATTGAACTAAACAAATTTGGGTCTATACTATGTGGTATTTTTGTTATTGGAACTTCAACCCCACAAGACCTTAGTACACTTACATTATAATCACTGGGAACCCAAATTTCTTGTACAGAAGAACAAGAATGAACAAATTTTGGCGGGAGCAAAGAAGTCTCCCAAGCCATAAAACCTATATTATACTTGTCAGGCTCCACATGGTCACGCCACAAGTCTGGGGTGAGCTGTTGGAAGGTTATATCATACTTAATATTTCTTCCAACAAGTTTATCCAATATAGCTGCGTGTTCTTTATTTGAAACCGGTGGGGGGTTTGGTTCAAAATTCCTAGGTTGTATAGTAATATCAAAACCTAGTTTATATAAAGACAAAACGTTGTCTCTAAATGCCTGGGCATAACCAGAAGCATCATTATATGGGCCTATGACCTTTATACCTCGCATAACTAAACCTCCTCTACCTCACCGAAACCATCACTTTCAACAACATGCCCCTTATTCTTCATCTCCATAGCCTCTTCAAATATGACCTCCCACAAGGGAACTATATTATTTTCCCACACAAGTGTGTTTCTAACCCAGTTATATCCATTCTCTGCTAGCTTCATTCTTAATACTTCATCATTATAAGCTAATTCTAACTTATCTACTAAGTCTTGGACATTAACCACAGGACGAAGAACTTCGTTGTCATACATCATAATTTCAAGATGGTCAATATCATGACCACTTTTTACTAATAATCCCCTGTCTTCACCTACTATTTCCGTACAAGCCGTATTATTTGGGGAAATTACTAAAGTTTTGCAGGCCATCGCTTCTACCTGAGCCAACCCCCAGCCCTCTCCTTTAGATGTGCTAATCACTACGTCAGCAGAATTATAAATCCTATTTAGCACGTCTACAGGAAAACCAGTAGAAGGAGAAAAATTATACGGAAAAATAAAATCGACATTTGGCACTAAACCCAGAGAATCCGCTACTGCCAGAATATCACCACCCTGATCCTTTACCGCAAGGTGCAGATTCAAAAGTGTATCAGGATACTTCCTATGAAATTCTCTAAACGCAAGCATTGTGCGAAATATGTCTTTTCTCTGCTGATTGCGGTTTACGTTTAAAACTATAAATCGGTCAGCCAAATGTCTATAATAAGCCTTCTTAAACTCATAGTTTTCCCTATAAGATAATGGATAAAAATCTGCCATATTAGCACCATGAGGAATTATTCTAAGTCTTTTCTCCATAGACGGAATAATCTTTATACACTCATTTTTCGCAAATTCAGTATACGTGACGGGAATGTCAGCTACATTCATAGCTTCAATCCAACTTTTCTTAGGGATTCCATCTATAGGAAAATATATAACGGAAGTAAACTTTTTTCCCTTCTGCCTTAACTTTGGAAGAAAATCCTTTACAAACTCAAGGATAAATGAATCTTGCAACATAAATAAAATATCAAATTCAGATTCTGCTATTTTTCTTTGGACAAACAACCGTCCATACGGATCCTTGTCCCCACTAAACATGGACTCCACACCCACAGGCCAGATTTCAAACGGGGCCTGGTGTGGGGTTCCCCAGTAATTTATGCCAAGCATGGTTATTTCATACTTGCCTGTGTTATGCAAAGGCAACAATATATTTTTCATAACGACCCCAAAACCTGTAGATGCGGTCACAGAGTCAGCGTATACTAGCATCTTTATTTTATCTTTCTTTTGTTCCACCATAAATCTCCTTTTTATGAAAATATTGTATACAAAAAACAACAACCAAAAGATTATTTCTTTCTAGACTTTACAGGGGTTGTTAGGGCTCTTTCAATAGACATCCCTAATTTCTTTATCCTAGAACTCAATGTAGTTTGATTTATACCATACTCTTTAGCCCAATCGGACAGAGTCTGTAATTTTCCATCATAGTCATAGCGCTTAGCATGTTTATAACCAGGACTTTTTTCACCTTTGTGACCAAACATATTGTTATTTTCACCAAACATGTCACTTTTTACCGTCGTGGCTAAGGCCCTTTCAAGCGGCCAGCCCATCTCTTTTACTCGGGAGGCAAGGGTTGTTTGGCTCATATTGTACTCTTTCGCCCAAACAGACAAAGGCAGGGATTTTCCATTGTATTCCCAGCACTTAGCATGTTGATACCCAACGCTGTTTTCACCAGACATTTTCTGCTTTTGTTCCTCTGTATACTTAACTCCCAAAGATGACCCGGACGTGGGAGATATATTATATCCCACCTCCGAGTCGGTCACATTCAAATAGTCCATCCAATACTGTTCCCGTTCTTTAAGGAGTTCTTTATCTTTAGGAACATATTCTATAACCTCAAAAACAAAAGCTTCTGGGCCATACTTTCTCCACGCGCTAAGAAGGTGTGGGTTTGCACTCCTAGAACCTCTATTAAACCTTTTAATATGGCTTCTCCACCTTAGCTTAAAATCAGCCGTCTGTCCTATGTATATTTTTCCATTAACTAAATTACAAATACAGTATATACCAGATTTTGTAATCATTACTTTACAACCGCAAAAATTCTTCTCACTATGTCCCGTGGTACATCAATGATAGTTATTCCATCGTCTATATATAAGAAGTAATTGTCAAAAGTATCAATTATACCAAAAACCTTTGTCCCATCTAGAAGTTGAAGTCCGACAAACACACCTTCTTTATATATTTGATATTTTTTTTCTTTCTTTTCAACCATTTTTACTTTCTCGAAGAAGTCCTTTTTCCCCTCAACTTAAAAAAGGAATTGTTAAAAGAAACTTCGGCACTATTTAAGACTTCCTCTGAATACTCTGGGTGATCCACTAAAAACCGCTCTAAACCCTTAGTATTTACGGAAAAGAACTGCAAACAGTCTTCTAGCGGGATAACTTTAGCTACAGCCTGCGTATTGTATGACACACGACTGTTTTGGACTCTGTACAGTTCTTTTTCGTCACCAGAAATACCGGAAGAATCTCTATCCATGGCAGTCTTTGAAATATGCATTTTTAAATCCCTATCGTGAGAGTCTATGATTCGTTTTATCTTGCCGAAGTTTTCCCATTCTTCTATAAGCTCCTGATCAGAGCACACACCATAAGGCTTTATTAATAAGTCGGGGTCAGATACTACCTTCTGGAAAGCAGCACAATAATTCTTATACTCACACCACCCACAGAACTCATTAATAGAAGGCTTAACCTTCTCAAATGATAGCTGTTTAATTTCCTCATAGATGCAATCTAACTGACTTTCAAACGAAACTCTCTGTACCGAGGTTCTATGTGTAATAACAGGCTCTAATCGTAAATAATCTAGAACAAGTATCCTATTTTTGTATTGGGGGTACAGGATACTAACCACCAAATCATACAGGGAAAGCTGCTCGTCATGATCGGCTTCCTCTTGGGTAAATGCCATACGACTAGTTTTATAATCCAATATTACTATAGTATCTTTATCTAATTCTATAAGTTTATCTATGGCTCCCAAAAGTGGGGTACCTTTTTTGGTAGAGACAGGTACCTCAGGATTCTCATAAGGTCTACCAAAGATTACCTCCAAACCAATTACTTTTTCGCTAGGATCAAACTTGTCCAACCGGCTCTTCAACATCAACCGACCTTCATCATAGAGAGATTGGTCCGAAAGGTGATTTTGAACTGCCGATTTCATAAAAACATCTATTACGTAATCGTAGTCATCCTGATTAGGAAGCCTTCCTTGGTTTCCTAGTCTTTTATACATCTGTTCCAGGGCTTCGTGAACTGCTGACCCAAAAGCCATAGAATCCCTAGAGACTAGGGGAGCTTTATCTGAATAATACTTAAAATAAAACTTTTGTAAACATTGGAGAAACAATTTCATGGCGGTAGCAGACACAGATCGATTTTGCATTTTTTAAACTCCTATTTTGTAGTTACAAACAAGCACAGAGCCAGTGCGTCAGTTATATCATTACGCTTATTAAAGTCTTCTTTTTTCCACGGAAGCTTGAACCTTTCTACAACAAATGTATATGTTGATTTTTTGTCTTGTGTTCCTACTTTGGAACGTATTTTTTTTACTGTTTGAAGTTGTGGTTCTATTTTTGAATTAGATTTTACTGCTTCTATAGCCACACCAGAAAATCTAGATAATAGTTTAAGAGTACTAACATTACGCTGTAAAAACACGTCTTCTATTATTACTATATCTGGTTTAGTTTTATCTAAAATTTCTATTAATTTAACCCTAAAAAATTCTAGTTTTTCGGCAAGAGTTAAATTCTTTTCTGGACTTATTATACCATAATAACATTCTTCTTTTAAATAAAATCTATTATTTATTGTAAGTGCCCAACCGGTACTGGATGAAGATACATCTAATCCTAATATTCTTGACATTTTTTTAATTATCTATATACTTTTTGAGTATTTCCTTTTCTTCTTCTGTTATCTGTTCTAAATTTATTTTTGGGGTTAAAATATTTGTTATTATTATTAAATTTCCTTTTTCCCCGCCGTTAATTCCTGGTGCCCCCTTACCTTCTACTATAATAACACCACCATTTTCATTATTGGAATATACAAACCCTCTTGGAATAGTAACAAAGTATTCAAACTCATTACTACACTTACCAGAACCAGAACACTCAGGACACTGTTCACTAGGAGCCAACCCAAGGCCTCTACAAGAAGAGCAAGGCTGGCTCATACGAAGCATACCATGGGATATAAACTGCTGGCCTGAGCCCCCACAAGTACTGCACGGGGTATCATACTTAAGATAGCCATACCCCGCACAATTTGGACATCCAGAGTCAAATTTTAACCTACCAGAAAACTCTCCACCAAATATTGCTGAGTAAAGAGTAGTGTCATACTTAATTCTTACATCCTTCCCACGAGCTACTACCTTAGGATTTGGTTTTGGTCTTTGTCTGGGACCACTAGCACCAAATCCAAAATGTGCACCAAAAATATCATCAAAATTAGTACTAGTCCAGGAATTAAATCCAGGTCCCCCATTAAAACCAGGGTTTTCTAATGAAAAATCATACTGTTGTCGTTTTTCAGAGTCTCCTAAAACCCCATAAGCCTCAGAAACCTTCTTAAACTTCTCTTCAGCTTCTGGGTCATCCTTATTTATATCTGGATGGGTTTCCTTAGCTTTCTTTCTATAGGCTTTTTTTATCTCATCTTCTGAGGCCTCTTTAGACGCGCCTAACACATCATAAAAAGTCATTTTTTCACCGGTGTTAGGAGGGCCCTCTCAAGGGACCAACCCAACTTTTTTACACGAGAAGCTAGTGTTGTTTGGTCTATATTATATTCTCTGGACCAGTCGGACAACGGTTGGGATTTTCCATTGTAAGACCAACATTTAGCCCGTTTATAGCATGGGCTCTTCACCCCTGTGCGTCCCCACATAGGGTTATTCTTACCCATTAGGGACTCAGACCGCTTACGCTTGTATTCTTCTGTACGATGTTTACCATAATTAGGGCTATCCTTTCCTGTACGGCCAAACAGCGGGTGATTCTCCCCTAAAAGCTTTCCCTTATTAGACTTAGATATCCTTCGTTTGGTTTCTTCTGGACGTGGTTTACCAAAATTTGGGCTACTTTCACCTGTACGACCGTACATTGGGTTTTTCTCACCTGTGCAACCGTACATTGGGTGTTTCTCACCTGTCCTACCATACATTGGGTTTTTCTCCCCTAAAAGCTTTCCCTTATTAGACTTAGATATCTTCTGCCTAGTTTTCTCTAAAACTTCCCGCCCACGAGTATTACCCGCTGTAGGACAAATATTATATTCAGGATGTAGCTCATCTATCCAACGCTGTTCCACGGTAATAAGTTCACACTTATCTATTACGTCCTCCAAAACACCAAAATAGAAGTTACCCTCACCATATTTGTTCCAAGCGTTCTGTAGATGTAAAGAGTGATGACTACCTTTATTTAGTTGCCTTTTGTGCTCGTGCCATCTCGCCTCAAAATCTATAGTTGACCCAATGTATATTTTCCCATTAATTAAATTACAAATGCAATATATTCCTGATTTAACAACCACGAGCTATTATTCCTCACCAGCACCAAGAACAACCCAAACATTTCCACACTCGGGGCAAATGTACTCAACTGTCCCCCCATTATCGAACAAAGAAATATAGGTGCTGTCACAAAAAGGACACGTAACGTCAGAATCATAAAAAGCAGTAAGATGACTTACTGAAACATCAAAATCAATCGTCTGTTTTGTTAACATAAAAACCCTCCTCCAAAAGCTTTACTACATTACCAACTATAGTTACTGACCCGAAATTATCCTCCAACAATAGTCCACTAATTACAAAGTATTCCCCTTCTTTTAGATCTGGATACTTAACTTGATCAAAAAGTAAACGAACCAGCAAAGAAAAGTCAATACGAACATCGTTTTCTATAGTTTTATCTATTACTGTGTTCGACATCTTATCCAAGCAAACCTCTAACGCGTGGGGGCCACTAACGTGCTCCCTCTTATACCTTGCTGCCTTCATAAAAACAGGCCCAGCGACACCAAACAAAATATCATTCATCTCGAGTCTCCTAGTCAAAGACAATAGTGAAATTACCAACCTGAATCTCAACCCAGTATTTCTTTTCAACAGCACCACACGATTTACAAGGAGAATCATACGAACGGCTATTAATGTGTCCCTCTATCTCGAGAGGGGTTTCCTCCGCCAGCTCCGCCAGAGCCTCGGCCGTATCCCCCCACGCGCTTACATTATGGTATATAAGAGAACTAACCTCTTCTCCGCCTTTCTTATACGTAACAGGGACCGCTAAAGAAGCACTAAACTTTGAATACCCGGTGGGCGTAAAACCCGCCTTTGGTCTCCTCAAAAAACCCCTCATACGAACGTAATTTAAACCTTCCATAACTAGCCTCCTATAGAATCCAAAAACATTGAGATCAAACTACTAATTTCTTCACAAGAAAAATCATCCGGTGATTTTTTATCAGGTAAATAAATTGGTAGTACATTTATCTTCCCTCTGTCCAACAGTTTTCTTGAGACCTCCATCCCTTTTTTTCCTTCATCATCCCCATCCAATAATAATATAACATTAAATATTCCATATTTAACTAACAAGTTAACTTGTTCTGGCCTTATTGACTTACCCATTATAGCAACAACATTTGGAAACCCAGATGAAGAAACATGCCAACAAACCTTGAATCCTTCTACTATTATTATAGATTGTTTGTATTTATTTGTAAACTCTAATGCATTATTTAAATTATAAAGTATTTTTCTTTTTTGAAATTTCTCCATTAATAAGTATTTAGAGGCTTTTTCATTGTCTGTTCGCCTTCCACTAACACCCACTAGCCTTCCGTGTTCGTCCAATATAGGGATCATTCCTCTATGTACCCCTTTACTATCATACCCAGACCCTAAACGATACTTACTTATAATATCCTCAGATATTCCCAGCCCATAAAAATATTCTGCACCATTTTTTTCGTACTTTTCCATAATACTTTCTGGTATTTCCTGCACGGTAGTGTCATCTTCCATGAACCGTATGAAGCTGTCTTTTTCTAGCTTCTTTTTATGTTTAAGTATGTCCTCATCTTGGTGAGAAGAATTATCAATAGAAATACCCGTCAACATACTAAGATACTTTATTGCCTCTACAAAAGAGCATTTATTTGTCTTCATTACCAGCGCGACAACATCATTGTCCAGTCTTCCCGTAGAATCCAGCTCACACCCGTGTGTGTAACAACAAAATCTCTTCGACTCTTTTTTGAAACAAAAAGCTGTTTTATTATCTCCTCCATGCAAAATACAAGCACACCGTATTTCCGTCTCATTGGAATAATGGGCCACAAACCCAAGACTCAATAATAAAGTATCTGGGTCCACACTAGCCTTTATCTTTTCTAATGTTAAAGTATCCATTTTACCTCTTGTGCGGCTTTCGCCGCGAAAATAAGAGATTAAACTCCTGGCACATAACCAAGAACATCAAAAATTACTTTGGCAATACTGTCTACTGTTTCATCTGGTACTTTGTTTCTAAACGCAGGAACGGTCTCAACAACCTCCTTTACTTTTTCTGTAATAAGTTCCTTAGCTTCAACAAAGGGCTTTCCCTCCTTCTTAAGCTTAAGTGCCTCTAACCCCACCTTAGAAAGTAAATCGAATAACACCATAAAATCATGAGCATCCAACTTATCTGGGTCGTCCTTAAACATGCCCCTCAAATAGAAGGATACCGCTGATAATAGTCCTAAAACACCACCGGCTACAACGGGATTTTTAGCTCCCCACTTATAAATCACAAAAACAAGAAAACCAACCACTAAAACAATCCCTAGAGCAATAAGAACAGTAACTAATGTTGACATCTATCTTCCTCCTAATTTTGTAACTTCTTCCTCAAGTTGTTTTTGTTCCAAAAATGCAGCTGAAGACTGTGCTCTGGCTTCTTTTATTGTCAATGTGGGAAAATTAACTTCCAAGTCTATACCACTATATAAGCTTCTGCTGCCTCTGCTGTCAAGAATTTGTAAACGATGTGTCCCACTTCTACCCCCCTCTTTATCTATTTCTGCCCTTGTTTTTCTACTCATAGCCATCAATGTAGAACAATATCTCAAAATTTTATCCGAATCGGCAATGTCCCCGGAACCAACCAATGATTTCCCCTCAGCCCCACGGTTTAATTGCACCGCAGATATTCCAGCTATACCCAATATACCCGCCGTGTCCTTCAAACCACTTGTTATATATCCAAGAGTTTGGGTTTCGTTAAACTTATCTTCCATATCTGTCATTTTGATGTAATCATATATAAATACACCTATATTATTTTTAGCTTTATACTTCCGTATTAAGCCCTTAAGTTCTTCTATTCTATACCCTGGTGTGTATTTATGGATAAATTTCATTTTATTCATTATTTCTACACCATAGTATACAGACTTCATAACATTCTCGTCATTAATGTAAAGCCCATTAAGTATTACACGTTCAGGAACACCTGATATGATTGATAAAGCTCTTGTCTGTTGTTCTTCTTTACTCATTTCTGTATCTAAATATAATACAGGAAGTTTTTCATGTAAACAAATATGTATACCCCAATTTAATAACAATGTACTTTTTCCTGTTTTTGGCCGCGCGGCCAAAATTGATAAAGTCCCTGGCTTAAACCCGTTTATAGTGCGGTCCAGTACTTCGAAACCACACCTTATACCTCTAACAGCGGCTGGGTTTGATTCAAATTCTTTTAACCTTTCCTCCAGACCAGCTACCAAATCTTGTCCATCATCAACCTTTAATGTATCCAAAGAAAGATTCAAAATCTGGTTTTCCACAGACGACATAACCTCAGAAGCCGTCTTATTTTCAGAAACACTAGTTTTTACAGACTCAACATTCAATCTTAAGACCCTCTCCAGCTTAAATAACAAAGAGGCATCTAGAACTTGTTTTACATACACCTCTAAATTTGACTGACTAATCTCTGACCTAAAAAGAGCGTCTATATATTTATAGCCCCCTATATCTTCTAAAACGCCCATATTCTCAGCAAAAGAAATAACAGTAGGCAAATCGAACTCTTCTGTACCCAAAGAATGCACAGATAACATAGTTATAAATAAAGCACGGTTTCCTGGGTCCAGAAAATCCTCATGAAAAAGTTTTGAGGAAACATCAATAAAAGTTGAATAATTTTGTAAGCATAAAGATAGCAAAGCTCTCTCAGCCGCTGGCTTTGAATACCAATCGGCTGAAGGCACATTTACTGAAATACTATCCTCTAGTTTTCTCATTTTCCCTAGCCTCTATTTCTTTCTTTAGAACCTGTATATACTGCTCTACCGGCTTTGACATCCCTTTTATAAGGTCCCTCTTTGCGTCAGCTACCCTACCCTGTTGCTCTAACTGTCCAGCCTCCTCGTCTGTCTCTATAATAAAACCTCGTTTCTCGGCAACAGTTTTTATTTTACCCAAAGGATCCTGTCTAAGAACACTAAAAATGCGAGACTCCAAGGAATTTCTCCACGCATTTCCAACAGCCACAACAGAGTTTTCTTCGAACTGCAATGTAATAAAATACTGGGCTAATACAACAATATATTTTCTTAATGTAGTAGCCTCTACAGTATCCAATCGAGCAGCATCCAAAGAAAGAACCTCCTCTAGTAATGTGCTATTAGGAGTAACCCTATTAAACATAAATTTTTCAGAAAAAATACCAAGCTCACTCCATAAGTCATCAACCATAACAAACCTCCTCAATTAGTCCTATAAGACCTTCCTTAGTTTTTGGTACCTCATTCTCATGTATAATAACCAAAGTTATATTATTTAAAGAGGCCCACTCTTCTTTAGCTCTGTCTCTATAGCGATGGTTTCTCCACCCCGCCTCGTCAACATGAAAATGTTGAACAAACTTGTCATGCTGTTGACCATGTACCTCCACGGCTATAGAATATGAAGGTAAGAAAAAATCTACAAACATTCTTTTTCCCTTATATTCAATTGAATATTCTTTAACAATACGAGCAAAAGGGAAAGCACCAATAAGAAGCTCATGCACTTTATCTGCTACTAAACTCATAAGGCAAGCATTTCGCGGATCTGTTTCTCAACTCGGGCCATAAAGTCCGGATTACTATCAAAATAGGCTTTTACACTGTCACGACCCTGTATTTTCTCTCCAACCTCCGGTATAGTATACCAAGCCCCACCAAGCTGTATTATACCTAAATCCGTTGACAAATCAACCAACTCGGAAGTCTTATCAAACCCTTTACCATAAATTAAGTCAACAGAACCAGACCTAAAGGGAGCACTAATTTTGTTTTTTACAACCTGATAGGACATTTTATGACCTATAAGAACACCCTTGTCATCTAATATTCTGGCACTCTTGGTTTTGCCACTCCCATCAACACTAACCCTATGAGTGCTATAAAATTTTATAGCCTTACCCCCAGGAGTAACTCTAGGATCACCATAAGCCATTACTTTTTCGCGCAGCTGATTTATGAAAATAAACAGAGTATTAGACTCCCCTATCATATTAACAATTCTGCGACACTCCTGGCTCAAAAACCGAGCCTGCAACCCTACATGTGAATCCCCAGCGTCACCCGCAAGCTCAGCTTTTGGTATAAGACTAGGGACACTATCTACAACCACCATCCCTATCTCACCGGTGCCCAATAATCCATATACAACATCAAAATGTTCTTCCATAGACAAAGAAACATTGTCTAGTAAAAACATAGAAGGATCAACTCCATAACCGGCTACCAATTTTCTATCTATGGCCCTTTCACAATCTATGTAAAGAACCTTCAAGCCCATTCTATTTGCACAAGCTGAGGCACCTAGTGCCACAGTACTCTTTCCTGTAGACTCCTCCCCAAATATTTCTATCATACGACCCCTAGGAAAACCTCCTCCCAAAGCATGATCCATAGAAATAGACCCAGTAGAAATAAATTCGTAACCGGAGGGAACATCACTAAGCCATTTTAGAACACTACCGTGCTTTTTATTTATCTGATTAAACGCTAAATCTAATGCACTGTTTTTATTCTTCTTGGTTTCTTCAACTATATCTACAGTTTCTGTTGCTTCTTTCTTTCTACCCATTTTCTAAATCTCCTAAAATATCCTTAAGATTTTCTACATGTTTATTATCTATATTTTCAATGGCTATTTTTTCTTGCGCACCATAAAGATCTTCTATATACTTATTATATTTTTCCTCTTCTATCTTCTTATTCTCCCCGTTTATTATGCTTATTGCTTTATCAGTAACCCACCGCATATTTTCCTGTCCAAAACATTCCATATTATGTAACGGCTCAGAAAGAGAAAACTTTGGTTCATTTGCTATTACACACCTTACTATCATGGCACATTCTTGTACAGCCCTACCCTTACTAAGACCGGCTTCTTCTTGTCTTATCTTTATAAAAGATGAAGCTAACTTTAAATCTTTTTTTGTTGTCTTCCCATAATGTAATAATCTTGACCTATTATAAAAAGATAAAGTAGCATAGAAAAAAGAAACTAGCTCCTTAGCTGTTTTAACCTGTGTTGTGTCTAAATCGTCTAGCTTTATTATTATATAGTTTTTTTCTTTTAATATGTCAATACAATCTTGTTCAGTAATATTTTTTTCGGCGCCCGAAAAAATTGTTGACTGTTTAGACATTTTTAACCTAATGAAGCTACTAAAGACCTTATTTTAATATCATTTTTTATAAACTCTAGATAAACAGGGGAAATATTGTCCTTAAACCATATCCTAACCACACCATAGCCAGCATTGCTAACTATAGGCTCAAGAAGGAAACAATTAAAATCTATAGCTAACTCCCCTAAGAACCCCTCTATATTTATACCACTATTCTCACTTTCATTAGAAAACACAGATAACTGCCCACTTTTTAGAAACAGAGATACTCTATAATCGTCACTCTTTGAAGCACTAAAAGCTAAGTTACGAATATTCTCTGAAAGAATCTTCGCTTCTATGTCAAAGTGGTTTTTAAATCCTTGGAATAAGGGCTCATAATCAGGAAAGACTAGGGTTGATATAGCTGCCTTTAAAAAGACCCCAGCAAAAGATACCACAAGTGCGTTGTCACTAAAAAACAAAGTTACGGAATCGTACTCACTGTCCCTCATTTTTACTATAGTTTTTACAATCTTGGCAACCATAGGGCTATCTAAAACACAAGAAAGGGAACCATCTATAGAAGAATCGTTTTCCCCTCCAGCCTCTGTCAAAGTAACCCTATTCGTGGAAGCACAAACAAAGTTACTTCCTTCTACCAAAAACCTGACACCTGAATCTGATCCTCCATCCTGTACAGACGCAGACACTATTATACCCTTCAATACAGAAGAAAACAAGTCCGCATTGATATCTACAGAGGGCATGCCCTCTACTGACTTTAGCATTGGAACAAACGAAGGAGAGACTGGAATAAGTCTACGACTGTACGACTTTTTTTCTTTATACAAGGAGCAAGCCTTTAATAAAATCCCCCTCTCATTTAACTCGAAGGACAAGCTTTCAGTCCCTATCCCTTCCTGAGAAAGAGGAGAAAAACTTCTAACAGCTTTATTTAATGGATCAAATTGAAGAGATAAATCCCCTACCTCTAATACTGTTGCAGGTACCTTTATATTTACGAAGCAGATTTGACTACTAAAAGCCAAGCTAACAAAGTTATCATTAGCAATAACTCTAATAGAAGTAAACGCCCCACTACTATCCTTTATTGGCACAAAATCGGACAAAACAATAACAGCAGGAAGTAAGTCTACAAGTTGTACTGTAAAACGCATTAAAATCTCCTTTTTACCATCACGTATTAATTATACTAAAAAAACAAAAAATTGACAAGAAAAATTATACACAAACAATACTACCAGATAAATCTATAACCCTATCTTGTGACATACCTATAACAAAAGCCTGTAGATGATAGACCCCTCCTACAGCAGACACGACTGCTTGCATGTCGTAAGTGCTTAAATCAACTAGCATGGCTATTGCCGAACGCACAGCTTCATCCGTAGAATTGAAATTAACGATGGAATTAATACGTTTAATTCTATCATTAATACCCCTATCAAAAAAAGAACCAGTACTGGTAACTTCTTCTAAATTAAGAACCCAGCGCTTATTATCTATAGAATATACCCCACCACTAGCTGGGTCATATATATACTCTGAAACACCAGAAGAGAAATACAGCCGCAACTTCTTATACAAAGAAGCCGTTGTACCCTCATTTTTATATATATCAATAATACTACTATCTGATAAATTTCTAAACCTATGTATATATGGACGTATAGTAGCAGTTAAATCGCTGCTGAGGAATAAACCCAAAATACTGGCTTGCATATCATTATTATATGCACGAGTACCTATAATACGTCCATATAAATTACAAAATAACCTTTCTCTTGTATTAAAATATAAATCTATAACACGTATTCTGGTAAGTTTTTTTCCTACAATAAATGAAAAAATATCAGATATACAAGATAAGGAATCTATAGTAGCATATAAATCACCACTACCAGCCCCACTAACAGAACACCTTATAAAAGATAACAAGTCTTTATAAGAAGACAAGGGGGCACAACTTCCCCCAGGATTAATAAACGCCCTTAGCTCCAAAAATGGTATGGTATAAACAGGTATTAAACGAAGCCCCTTTACTTCCCTATAAGCATTTATACTAGCACCAATAGTAGACACACTACCTACAGAAATAACTGAAGAAAACAAATCATAAAAACCCCCACTTGAAGAAATATCCGCCGTTATATCAGAAAGTGTGAACGACTGTAATAAAACCGCTAAAATAGCCACATGTGTCAAATCCAAAGACACCACTGAGGCCAATAAATTTGCGTAGGGCCAAACACTTATAGAGGAATAAAGATCGGAAACAGCCCATGACCTAACATATGCCCATAAATCTGGAGTTGAGCTATTGTTAACAAACGTAATAGGACGAACAACCCCTATAACTGGCCCTGGAATAAAAAGACCATAATTGGTAGCCAAAAAAGCCCTACTAATAGAAGCAGAAGTTATCCAATGAGCACCAACAGAAGTACTTGTACCAGTAGAAACAAACCCCTGTATAAAACAAGACAATACTTTATAAGCAGAAAAAGCATTTAACTCAGCAAATAAACCACTAAAATTCCTAAAAATTAGGTCCAACTTATTTATAACTAGGGGTTTAGTAACAGAAAAACTACTTGTGGACAAATCATACGAAAGTCTAAGAGCTGGTCGTATAAAAGCCCTAAAGGTTGACGTGTATAATTGAAAAGCAACTACAGAAGCACTTAAATCAGGAAAATAGCCCCTAATCGGATCCATTGTCATAATGGACAAACCACCTCTAGATCCAACCAAGAACTTTCTATGGGGGTGAGTAAATAAATAATAATTATATGGCTTATCTGTTGTATGGGCACTTATTATACCCTTTACAAAGACAAGAACATCAATAGTAACATGAGTAGTAGCACGTATAAACGAAACAAGATCCTTTAAATTACCAACACTTATACCCTTTATATAAGCATACATACTATCAGTATATTCACCTAATATAAAAACAGTTAAATCACTAGTAGCCCAACCATACAAACGAGCATAAATATCTTTTGGTATACTGACAATAATACCTGCAAAAATGCTAGAAAAATTCCTATACATAGCATCTATTCTACCCCCCATATCCACCCAATACCCCGTAGAAGTAAGACTAGACAAAAGATCTAACATTCCACTAAGACCAGAACGTATAAAAACAGGTAAATCTTTCGGTGGTATAACCAACAAATTTGCATAAATATCTTCCGGTAAATGCCCTCCCCCAACGGCCCTTAGCTCCTTAGGTTCAATAGATAAAATATAAGAATTAAGATCAGCAGGTGAATACCCCACAACAAGAGCCCCAATATCAGAAGGTTGTATAGTTACAAGCTCACCCAGCATATCCCTAATTCGTGTCGGCCCCAAATAAGCATTGAGATCAGATATACCCTTCCCTATCCCTCGTATATTGGCATATGTAATAGCCTCGCCTCTAAAACCAATACCCGAATACACGGATAGATCTGAAACAGCCCACCCCCTAATACTACCCGTTAAATCTGGCAACTTAGTTAAACAACGTTTTAATATGGAAAAACCAAATGGGGTAGCCAATAAAACAGAGGTATAAGAGAGAGCCTCTGTGTGAACACGAGCAGTACCAGATATACCAACGTATAAATTAATACTTGTTTGATAGGACGACACAATTATACTTCGTAAATCACTGGTTACTAAGGTAACCTTAGGATAAATAAATGCCCTTAAATCCGAATACAAAACCTCGGCAAAAATATCTGTGAATAAATCTGTGCTGGTTCTCAATAAAGCATTGATAAAGGCAGACAAATCCAACGTACCAGAATATAGAGGGAGAAACCCTCCGGCATCATCATGTTTAAGTCTAGCATAAACATTTTTAGGAAAAGCACTAGAGTCCACCAAGCCCCTATATTTAAGATGTCCCTGAACAGGGCCCTCTAAAACAGCCCCAACACTGCCTCTTCTGGAAAGCCTGGTACCCAAAACAACGTCCATAACACCACCAAGAACACCCGGCTTGGACATTCTAGCCCCAAATAGGCCTATGTTCTTAATTAGAGACATATAGATTATACTGTAAAGGTGGTTTCCTCTGAAACAGGAGCTACAGGACCAAACGCATATGTTCTATCTGTATAAGAAGAGCCCCCCTGCCTAAACACAACAAAAATACCGGAAGCAGTTATTAAGGCAGACATAGGCCCCACCCTAAAGCCATTTACTTGGTATACCCCATAAGGCTCTCCTCTAACCTCATATGCACCCGCATTTCTATTCATCAACATTACAGGGAATAAAATAGCAGCGCTACTTCTAACCCCTACGTCATTACCCAAAAGGGTACTCCAATTGTAAGAAACATTAACAGCTACCCCGCTGGAAACGCAATTAAACATATATGCCCTAGAATTTGTTGCATCTGTCCAGGGGTAATCCGCACTAGTGTTTCCTCTTATTAACAATGGTAAAGGGTCTGTAACGGGCACATAATAACTTCTTATCAAACCGGCATAAACGGTATGTGTATTTCCTGTACTATTATTCAGGATAATAACACACACAAAGTTTCTATCCCCATATAGCCAGTACTTAAAAGGAAGACCGTTCGTAGGCATATACGTATAAGAAACATCGTACATCTGATCTGCATAACTTGCACTACTAACATAGACGCCATAACCATAAAGATAAACATTATCACTATATCCCCTAAATCTTATATATATATCCCCATTGTCAGCAGGAGTTTCTCCTGGAGACTTCCACGCATAATCCCTATCAGAAGATAAATCAGAGACTTTTTCTATCCTAGTCCACCCAGTAATTGTATTAAGAAGAAAATCGTCCAGAACAGTTATAAAATCCTGCTCAGTAATACAAGTTCCTGATGTATAATCATATATTTTCATAACTCTACCTCCACTTTAAACATGGACCGGGCCATAACCCTCACAGTCGTCCGTACTATACCTACGTATAAAAAACTTATAGTCTGTTCCCGACACCACCACCCAATCTTCTGAAACCAAAGTATCGCCAGAAAACTTTACTGCTCCTGGAAATTCCCCCCTAATCTCCTTAGATCCTGCTGTAGTGCTATACAGAATAAGAGGATAGTGTGCTTGACTATTATCCCTAACATTAGGGTCACCATAGGCTAAAAAATCTGTTTGGGCATGGTCAACCAAATAGTTGACATTTGACCCACTAACTGTAGCAGAATACATCTGTGTTCTACCTGCCTCCTGAAGACCGGTAGCGTATGATGTCTGCCCAACAACGGCCAAGGGTAAAGGATCGTAAGTATAAGAATAATAACTGTCTATAAAACCACCAAAACACGAATAATAATAATTGTCATCTCCATTTTTTATAACAACCCACAGATATGTACTATCCCCAAAAAACCAGTACTTTATAGCAGAAGCACCAGTAGCAGCATATGTAGTACTATACAATTGGTCGCTATATGAAGCAGCACTATACCAAGCACTATATCCGTATACATATAAAGTATTACTATACCCCCTCCAACGAACATAAATATCCCTATACTGCCCTGGTGTACCGGGACCAGCCACTTTATAAACATAATCTTTATCTGAGGAAGTGTCAGTTATAGTCCCTATTCTAGACCAAGAACCTATGGTACTAGTCAAGAATGTGTCTATTGCCACTATTAAATCCTGCTCAGTTGTTGCCGTTCCTGCAGAATAGTATACCATTAACCACCCCTATATTACTATATTAATATCGGATATGTCACTACCGACTATATTCGGTGAAGAATTACTATCATAATAATCAACCAACTCACTAGTATCTAAATTAACAACACTAAAACCAGGAGAAGCACTACTTAAATATTTAACGGAATCTTGACCCACAGCATACCCAAATTTGTAAACCTTAGAAGAAAAGGTACTGTAAGAAGGCTCATCCCCATATTCGACTTTAAACGTATCTGCTACAACACTCTTACCAGTATAACCGGTAACAATAACCCTATTTATACCCAAATAACTGCCCAAATAAACCCACCCGGATGCCCTAACAACATCTACAGAATACCCACTACAATCCCGTACCTGAGACACAACAACTGTAGTTGCATCTAAATCAGAGGCCCCTCCCTCCCCTATGTTATCTAAAACAGACACAAGAGGGTTTGTAGAAAAAGAATCTGATACGGGCAAAGTCTCCACACCATTATGATAAATAATAATAGGGGTTGTTGTAGAATACACCGGGTCAACATTGTAAAACATATACAAGCTACCATAGATAGCACTGCCACAATTAAATCTAAATATGATAACGTCCGAAGATGACCCATTATACTTATAACGCTGAGCCCCAAAATAAGCCCCCCTATAAGAAGCGGAGTTTTGCTGTAAAGACCATGTTCCAGAGGTTGTAATATGGTCCGTGTTAGTATCCATTATATTTCGTATAGCGGGATTGTTAAAATTATTCTTACCAAATGAAACCCGCTTTAATAAGGTATCTGGAATATTTATACCTAAAGTATACAACTCTTCTTTTAGGGTTCCATCTACAAAAACACTAAGATTTTTATCACTATCCACACTAAGCTTATACAAAGACCTAGAAGCCCAATCATGCAACACAACAGAGGAATAAGACCCCAGCTCTGACTGGCTACCAAAAGAATATATCCCTATTTTCTTAGAACCATCATAGAGAGCGTTCAACTCATATTTCTTTTCACCATTCTCGATATTTGCTATTGTACACACATAATTATTGGAATCCGTTGAATAGGTATCTAAAACAAAGTCATTTTCAAAACAAAACTGTACTTCTGACCGCATAGTACAGTCATAGCGCTCATAATAATTTTCAGAGCAAAGGGAAGAACAGCCCAATGTCATATAACCTGCTACCGTAGAAATATTTGTGTAATCATTTACTACTAGATCTATAACGTCCACATCCAACTGTCCAGAACTAGAAATCTGGTTACAATAACCACCAAAGCATAAATACATACCATGCTTTAGTTGACTCGTGAGCAGCACAGACCCTACAAAAACACCATCTATATAGGCAGATAAAGTTGATGTTAGATAATTATAATCTATACGCCAAAGCCTATAAGAAGCATTTTCTGTACCATCAGTGGCATTAAAACCTATATAGTTTGTACTACCATACCTAGTCTCACTTTGTCCCTCTTTCTTCCATAAAGAATACCTAGAAGACAGTGTCTGCGTATTATAACCAATAAGCCACAGCCCGTTTTTACCTAACAAGGTATTACCCATTCTAGAAACACCAGTCCAAGAATCATTACCCCTACTACCCAGGTAATCCGTAACACCAAAAACAAAACTATTAAAAGAACTAGCGTGGTTTGGAGAAGGAAGACCCAAAATTTTCACTTTCATAGTAGCAGAAAAACTCGCCGAGGGAACCGGGCACGCATTAGTCCGCAAAGCTTGGGACCCTCCCGTTTCTGTAATATTGTTAATTATAAAACTTAAAACCCCTCCCCCCTCGTCCACAGAAGTCTTACTCACGGCATGGCTCTCAAAATCAAACCAGACCCCGTCTACTAAAGAATCAGAAAAACTATCAGACTTAGCATACTTACCAGAACCAAGAGAAACCCTACTGAAACTTTTCCCTGATTGGCCCTCAGGGTTAATTAATAAAGCAGGCTCCCAAGAAACATAATCTTTAAACTCATTATTTTTGAACCTATATTTTGCCGTACTTAAAGTCCCTATTCCATAATTCAAATACACAGTATCTGTTATTGGAGAATAAGAAGCACTCATATTATTGGATACGGAGGCAAAAAACCAACCAGAACTGGTATTAATCCACGCCCCTTTCTTTATATCATAGCACAAAAACCTATTATACTTACTTATCATAAAATACAAACACTCATCATAAGGCCTATAAAAACTATATATACCAGTATCAACATTATATGGTACAGGAGGATCTGACAAAGGCCCTTCCCAACTTCTTTGATCAAGCATTATTCTATAAAAATTAGAAGTCGTACCATAAGACCAAACATAAATAGCATTATCATATTCAGAATAAACAACACAGGTATCTACAGCTCCTACAGGACTATAAGTGCCACATAAACTAGCCCCCTCCCAATTTAACCACTCGGACTTAAACCTCCCTACCTCCCCGTCTTGCACTAGGAAGAGCTCCTTTCTAGAAACAGCAGGCGACACCTCACCGTCATCAAAGACCTCTCCACCGCCTACATACACAGGACCGGTCCCGATATTACTCGAACTCCACACTCCTGTTTCTTTATTGAAATAAGACATAAAAGTAGGACCAATGAGATACTGATTTCCATCATCTATATCAACACAATATGCCCTACTAGAGCCAACTCCTGTATAACCAGGAGCTTGAGTATTACACCCTATTAAACTCCACTGTCCATAAGACGAGGACAAGGACCGAGAAAATAAAGAAAAAGTATCTGGTGTATAATTATAGTAAAAATACCCAACGTCACCTAAATAAGACACACAAAGACACCCCTTAGCAGAACTATTCGCACTAGCAGGCCTGTCTATCCACCTATTCCAAGAATTACCGAATGAATCATTAAAGTAATTAGAAGTACCAACATACATAAGCCCTGTATAACCTATTACCCCGGAATCTGGTTCTACATTGGATACTATTTTAGCACTACCATATAGTACGTTATTATCCATGCCAGACTCATCTATGCCATAATCATAAATATAATCAGGCTGTCCAGCAAGAGAACCTGTATATACACAAATATTAACACCACTGGTCGTAGAAACAAAAGAAGCGTCCTGCTCAACCTCTACGTACACACCATTATTTAATCTTACTTCATTTATACCACCAGATATAACTGTATAATCTGGGTCAAACTCCACCTTAAAGTTTTTTATGTCAAAACAGACGGAAGATATGCCACTAACAGTAACCGGCATGTCATAACCAACGAAAAAGTTTACAAAACTACCAAAAGAAACTCCCGTAGGGCCCCCCACCAAAGCTCCATCTACATAACTAGAAACATTACTACCGTCATAAGAAAGTCGCCAAGTTCGCCATTCCGCTAGAGCGGTACCGTCTATGGTATCAAATTGTACACCATCTAGATGCGTACCACCACTAACCGTGGGTTTAATCCCGCCGGCAGAATTATGAGTGGCTAGTATATATTTTCTACTAATGTTGTCTGATGGATAACCAAAATCTATCTCAAAATCTTTAAAATAAGAAGATACATTTTGGACAGAATTATCACTCTCTTTAAATCCAAACACAATATAAACATTAGAACCAACAGAATTTGTAAATGTTCTTATATGTGTACCATCAACACTACAAGAAAATAAACCAGTAGAACTGTTATAAGTAAATTCCCATTGATGAAAAACTGCAGCACCAGTACCATCCCCAGAAAAAGCCGCCACAGTATTGATGGTATTCGGAGTCCACGTATTTATAGCCGATTGAGCTATAGTATTATAAGCAGCAGGATTTATATCAGAAGTGTGATAAGTAAAAGCCATGGCAGTAGAAACCGTACTTGTAGAACCACCGCNACCATTACTGACACCAAACAATACAGATTTAAACCTACCAGCAGTAATTCCTGTTGGCATACTATTGATACAAACCTTTACCCTAGCAGTAAACGACGAAGGACTAGCTAGGGAAAGATAACTACCAACAAGGGGGCCATATTGAGAACCCGTACTGCTACTTGAAGTGTAACCATAAAACCTAGTACCGCTAACAGACAACAACATAGAGGTAGTATTAGTAGAAATATTTTTTGACCACCTGTCATATATATTATCTACCAAGGGGTCATTTTGTATAACAGGCATGAATGTTAAGTTGGACGCTGAAACTGAATAGCTATTTCTATGCCCACTATAATAAGAATCTAACGAATAGGGCCACCCAGTACCTGCCCCTAAATGTAAACCCCCTCCACAACGACTTACCCAGTCATCTATCCTTACGTCAGCGTACAAATCAAAGGGTCTAGAAGGATACCTGTTTGAAACCAAACTGACAGAACCAGGTAAAACCTTGGTACCTGAAACGGTAAAATGGGCGCCATTAGGTAAAAACTCTAACTCACCACACCGTATAGAAGACAATTGTTCAGGTAAAGACCCGGAAAGACTAAAATTTATAGGCAGACTATCGTTAGAAAAAACCTCATTACCAACAACAAAATTTTCTGACAATAAGGCGGCTATACTATCATAGTAAATAATCCTAGAACTTGTTCCACCATCAACAGAGACAGCAACCTTGCCATTATTTATTGAGACACTATTTATATTCCATTTATATACAGAATTATACGCCCCTGACACCCCTATAAAAGGGTCCTTCAAAAAATACAAACCATCAGAAGTACCTGCTATAATAAACTCGTCGCCTAAATAGGTGCCACAAGCAACACACCTTATAAAGTCCGAGGGAGTAGCTACATCTGTATTTAACAAAAACCACTTTGAATATTCATTTCTGGCAGCTATTGATGGCCTATAATAAACACCAGCACTATTATACCGATAAACTCTGTTATCAATGAAATCTATTCTATATAACCCCTTACTAGTAGCAGCCCAAACTTTACCGTTACTAGCACACACAGAAACAGGAGCCTCCCCCAATGCATAGCCATACCCAATCAAAAACCTCATCCATAATGTGTTGTCGGCCGCATTTATTACGGACAAACCCTCGGTATCAACAACAACATACACCTGAGTAGGAAACTCTGCGGTCAAACCCCTGACACCAGATACCCCCTCATAAAACCATCGTGGCATAGTAGCTAAATTTGAAGCGGAAAAATAAAAATAAGCCCTAGTGTTATCAGACCTGGTTGTGTTAAATTGAACCTTAAACTGTCTAATCCCACTATAAGCAGAAACATCGACTGGATATTCTCTATACTTCCACCTATTTCCATCTTCCGAATCCACCCAAGCTAATGTAGAAGAGTAACTAAGGGTACTGCCCACTTGATTGGAATCTACATAAAAAGAAATTGTACCATCTTGTATTGCACTTGACATCAAAGACAATAAATCAATATAAACAGTGTCAATTTCTGTTAAATCTACAGATTGGTACATTAAAGCATAACTACCATCAACTTGGTCCTTCTCTTTATACCCAAACACCCCCCAGGTAGGATTGTCATAAGCATGTAACTTTCCAACAGAAATATAGGAAGCACCCCCCCAATTTGTATCTGCGTAAAACTTAACATACCGAGTGCTATCTTCACCCAGAAACACCTGTATTGGCTCTAAAACCCCACTAGTAGTAATACCGCTGGCTACTATTTCAAAATCCCAATAATTAATAGTATTAGATACTCCCACCCTATAGTTCTTAACCCAATTTGTATAATCTGTACCAAACCCAGGTATAACACAAATATGAGATATACTACTTACAACCCCCATGTCTACTATAACCGCATTAACATACTCAGTCTTATTTGCAGTCCACCAACCATTAGCACTATTAAAAACTACTAAGTTAGGAGCATCAAAACTCCCTGAATACCCACTACTTGTGACAGACTTACCTGATAACAAATCTGTCTCGCCTATCCATGGCATCCTAAAAAAATTGTGTTTATACGGAGTAGCAGAATCATCCGTGCCATAAGTCCAAGTACCACTGGTTGGTAAAGAAAAACTACTATTTATAAAAGGACTAGCTACATTCCATTTATGGTCCCATGCATTTTCTGTACCAGTAACAGTAGAATTATAGTTTGAGACAGAAGTGACTACATCGGAATTAAGGATGTAATTACCGTTAATATCTGTATAGGTAGAATCTATATTTAAAATAGTGTCTAAACTTGACATTGAGTACCTATTGTTCTGTATACCATGTTATGATACCAGCTGTTTTTCCAGAGGTATCTTCATTATTACGAATATATATATTTGCATAAGTGCTTGGTTGAACACCAGATATCGTTATGGGTGTTTCAAAACCTGCCTTTTTTATATATGGTTTGTTCGTTATTGATCCTGTAATTGTTATACAAAATTGGGAATACCTATTTATATCATCTGCTATTATGATCTCTTTCGGCGCCGCCAAAAAATTTAGAGACCCATCCGCAATGCTCCAAAACGGGTCTGACTCAGAAGCCAACGACCCACTAGACCAACCCTCTACTGGAGCAATATATGAAGACCTAACCCCAATACACCTCTCGCTTCCACTGTTATCTATAAAACCTATAAAATCACCGTCTGGTAAAAATTCATCCCAAAAAACCCTGTATCCACTATAGCCATACAAATCAACAACAGGGCTATAGTAGGTACCACTAACAGAGACCCCTGAAATAGTAAGGTTTGTGCCACTAACCACAGTATTAATATGTCTCCCACTATCCCAAGAAAAAGCCCCGGGTAGTATTAAACCCTTTTCATATCTAAAATAATAGGGGCCGGACCCAGAATAAGAAAGGGCTACACTTTCTACCCCGCTCCCCTCAGAAACAAATACATTTATATCTTTAACACCAGTGCTACTATTATATACAGAAACCATAGTATCTAAAACACCACTTGAATCTAAAGCTACCTTATCAAAATCAAAAACCAGTAGAGTATCTTTATTATATATTTGTAACTCATGTGCAGTAACAAGACTCAAAGAAGCCAAGTGCACAACCTTTACTCTTTTAGGATAAACACCCGTAAGACCAATAAATAAACCACCAAGAATAACAGACGGAAAAACTTGTACCCAATAACCAAAAGACTCCTCAACATACATAGAAACCACACCCCCACCACTATAATAATAATACACCCCCAACGTATAATACCTATTATACAAATCTATAATAAATTCCGCTGTCTCTCCTACAGAAATCGTGGGCCCGTTAACATACTTATCGCCATCGGACATATAAGTTAAATCACTAGAAACAATATTAGTAATACCTAAAATCCCTGTTATGTTTCCTGTAAGTGTATAAGACATTGTTATCCTATAGCATACTCAGCTTTATTTATAATACCACCCTGTACAAAATCATTAATATATGTGTAGTAGTCTAGCGTATTTGTATCTACATCTATTGCTCCGTAACCATCTTTACAAGAAAAATATATCTTTTTCTGGCCTAAAGCTTCAAATAAAGTTGCAGATAAAACCTCATGTGTTCTAGTTGGTATTATATTATAGTCTGGTTCCTTTATAAATACCCTTACGTTATCAACATAATAAGAAAGTTCCCCAACACCTGCAATAGAAGTAAGATATCTAAGTCTAAATACCAGCTGACCTACAGAATTAATAGAAGAACAATCTATCGAATAATTATACTTTATAAAGGAGCCTTCTATACTATTAACAGACAATAAAACAGACCCACCACAAAGAACCTCAAACACCCCTATATTAGAGGTAATACCAGTAGTATTCACAACCTTAATATCGAAATATAATTTATCTATTAATGAAAAATCTACCTGTTGATAAACACCACCACTATAATTAGAAACATAGTAACCGCCACTAATAGAAGAAAGCTTTAAGCTATAACTACCATTAGTTTTCCAAGAAGAAGACCTAGAAACGGAAACCAGGGGCTTTGGTAAAACAGAAGAGTAAAGCAAGTGCCAATCAACCCCTAAAAACGATTCAAAAGAAGGGCTGCTTAAGGGATTAATAGAGTTAATTGGGCCAAAAGAAACTGACCCACTATTATTTATATAATCTATTCCAAACTCATTTGCTAAAACTATCTCCCCCTCAATAGAACAGAATATAGAATTTATTTTCTCAGAAGATAGGGAAATAGGGGTAGTATCAGAATCATAAAAAACTGAATAATTGAACACCCCACCACCAGTAAGTATAGCAGATATGTCATCTAAAGCATAGAGTTTTCCTGTATTGGAGTCCTGGCTATAAGAAGACCACAATAATTTCCCAGCGGGGGAAATAAAAACATTTGATATATTTTCATTTCTATTTAAACTACTATATACTGAAAAATCATCTACTAGTATATCCAAACCACTAACAGTAGTGACCGCTAAATAGTCTGTACCATTAAACTTCCTAAAAAATACGTCGTTAACCTGATTGTCTGGAAGCAAATCCATACTAATAGAATCGTACAAAATTGTATCAAAATTTCTTTCTACTATACAATAACTACTAGTTTGTTTCTTTCCTTTTATATACCTATAAAAAGTATCATTTGAAAAATCTATGCAATTAAGTCCTTGTGTGGAAGTATAATAAATTTTTCCTTCCCCCGCCGAAATTTTACAATCAACGTCTCTAAACATAGCGCCGCTATCCAAATCAAACCTCATCCAAAGGGAGGAGTCTGACAAGTCCACCACAGATAAGCCCAAAGAATCAACAACAAAAATAGTCTCACCAGGAAAAGACTGTGTAACCCCACGTATTTTTGAGGAAAACATAGTTGAGGGGATAACGGACCCGCTTATAGACACCCCCTCAACCCTACACACTACTGTATTAGCCTGCTCAGCCTCCAACTCCAACTCCACATACAAAGGCTTCTCCCAGCATAACCCAGATACCGTGCTACCGACCTGTACGAAACCGCCCCCGTAATCTACATAGGAGGACACCCCCGAGGCATCACGAACGATCCTCAAACAAGATACACTTGAATCAGCCTCAGTAGAAACAAAAGAACCGTTGTTGAACCAAGAGTAATATTTTAGTTCTTTACCCTCTACATAATGAGACATAGCTCCTATAGAAGACCCATCAAAATACTTAGACACCCTATATTTATAAGAACTATCCTTAGAAACAGATAGACCAACAGCTACATTACTCCTATATTCATTATAATAAGAATTTTCATCAATGTAAAGTCTTATATCAAATATTCCTGAAAGAGTCCACTTTCCGTAGGAAGTCACACCTCCTCTAACCTCTTTTCCATAAGTACCCAAAGTCAAACCACTAGAAACAGACCCAGAAATAGTACCTCTATAAGAAAAATATGACCACTTATCATCTGCCAAATCTGTAGAATAGAAAAAATCGGTAGGCCTATAATTTTCTAAGTACCAACTTGAAGAGGTACCCCCATAAATATCCCACGACTCTCCCTCACAGCTATAGTAGGACACTAACTTAGTATCGTTAGACCACACCACCTGGTTACCCCTGCCATCTACGTATGAGGTATCATATAGCCGATTAGTCATTGTACAACTTCAACTTACCAAAAAGAACCCTATTTGGTGTCTCATATAGTCTATTTAATGTCACAGACGGGGTACCAACCCCTAAGTTGTCGTAGTCATAGTTCTCCCCCTTATGAATGCTACAAATAAAACTGCCCCAACTAGAACCCTCATCCGACTCACCATAATACACGCTTTTGTTGCCCTCATTTCCAGCTATAACCCACATCTTATACACACCCCTATCGTATACAACCCTTGGACTCATACAGTACGTATACAATGTACCCATACTTGTTGGAACCATAACCACCTCATGGTCACCCCAAAGCACCCCATCTGAAGAAACACAATGTATAATTCTGTATACCCCGTAAACATCCTTACCATGATACCACATATGATATATGCTTTCCAAAAGAATAACGGAAGGAGAGCCTGCGCCATTAGAGTCTGCTTCATATTGAAGCCCTACCGTACCAATATCCTGAACCAGTGAAAAATTATACCAGTTTACACCGTCGATACTAGTGGCTCTTAGCACCCTTTCTACACCCAAAGAATCAAGGGCCGTATACCACACCTCATATATATCATTGTGCACAACGTGGGGGCCATAAACACCGCTACTATCATACGGAGATAAAGTACCTCTTCCTATACTATGTACAGGAGAAGACCATTCGTACCCAACCACAGAAGACATTACATGTATATTAGAATAGGAAATAGTGGCTACCCCGTTTACTAAACCATGAGAAGCCCACATAGTATAATCGTCCCCCTCTTTTACAACACAAGGATCAAAATAACAAAAAACCCCAGAAATAGTATCTGTATGTATATCTACGCAAGGAACAGAAGAACTGATAGATAAACTATCAGAAGTAATACCATAAATTATTGAGGAATATACAGTAGTGCTACCAACGTCCCTATACCTCTTACCAGCATACCAAACCTCTGCATCATACTCAGTGGACACTCCGGTTTTTACAAATACACTCGTGGTACCACTAATAGAAACGTCAATAGAAAGAGGCTTAACAATACACGAAGATCTAAGGGAGGGTCCTGGTAACCCCTCTTCACAAGATAACACTGCTTTATATTGAGCATACCTATCCTGAGGCATAACTTCGCCACTGATAGCACACTCTACCCAAGGAATACCACCCAAAACACCCCACTCATGAGAGTCCTTATCCGGCAATTTCCCTGAAACCCACCCCTCCTTTCCAACCTTTACTCTTCTAAAATCCCCGTACAAAGAGTTGTAGCCATATATATAGTCCCCACAAAGACAGTATGCGTGTGAATGATTATTTCCAACAACCACGTCATTATTATAAAGAAACTGGGTGGCACGATTATACCCCAACGAAACAACCTCCGTCCATTCGTCCGCGTAGATATCATATTTAAGGAACGGGCTATAGTGAGAACCCATAGGTGCGTATGGAAAAACATATATATATGGACTATAAAAAATACACCAAGAAGTTGGGAGTTTATAGGGAGCAGACGTACCCTCAGACCAAGTGTTATTTGTGATATCATAAATATCTACAGTCGCTACTGAATCAGAGTAGTCACTAGACCCTACTGCATGGCCTCCTATAACAAACAGCCTATTTTCCACAATAGTTGGTATAAAATAGTCCCTAGAAGAAAGGCCATGAAGAGGCGCCTCTGCTCTTCCTTCTGTATTTATTACACCAGTAAGACTATCAAAAACAGTAATAGTACCATCCCTACCAACAAAATACAACTTGTTAGCCCCGTCATAGGCCATTCCCGCATAATATGCAGAGGCCTGACGTTGAGAAGGAAAAGCTTCCCAACCATCATACCCATACTCATTAGCTACTAGATTATACTTATAAATACCTGAAGTATATAGTCCCTCTCCACCATCGGTTCCTTCCGCCATAAGAATAACGGAACCTGTGTTAACAACACTGTTCCTTGTTCTAAAATCAGGGGACAATACAACGCCGCCACCATCCTCTGGCATATAAAAACCGACTCCCCACTTTTTAGTAATGGTATTATATCTATACACCTCACCGTCTGGGCTAGTACAACCAATAAAACAAATATAATTACCATAAGAAACCATAGCAAAGCCGTCTCGTAGAGGATCCGAAGAGTACTCAGAAAGTCCGGCATACGAAGAGCCCAGGTCCTCCCACTCCTCATAGTTGGGATCATAACTATACTCTGGAGGAACAGGCCCCGCCCTATACATTATATAGGAGCTACCTTCGTTGTGCACAGTATCAACAAATACCCTCTCCGTATTTTGTTTACCACCCAAATCAAAAATAGGGGACGTATACGAACCAACAGCCATGCTACTATAAACCACAAACCCTGTCATAGAATAACCCGAAGCAACTACTGCCCTGCTGGTCGTTGTGTAACCATATGATATATACAATCTAATACCTTGTGTTCTTATCTCACTATCAAACTCGACGTAAGCAGAAAATTCTGCGCTTGTACTATATAAATACGTCTGCTTATTATCCCTATTAAGACGACACAATAAATCCGAAGGAAGGGACACACTTGTGCCAAGACCATCAAATGCGTTCAAATACAGAGTATAGTATTCTCCGTCATTATTAGAAACTAACCTATCCCTATAGGTTTTGTAATCAGAGACACTGTGATACGAAGTCGAAACTGGTGGTATGTTAATCCAGTCACTATCTGTTAGCGGGTCACCTCCTATTCTTAAAAACTGTAGTTTCCAACTATCGGGCCTTCCAGAAAACCCCAACCCATAATCACTAGAAGAGTTTACAAAATTAACAAAAAAGGCCCCTAAATCTACAACTTCCTCAAACTGTCTCCATATATAAGCTGTATTGCCCTCTACACTACAAAACACCCACTCACTGCCCCTTCCATCACGCTTAAATACAGACTCTGCATAGGTCCTATTTATATATTTCCAAGGGTCGTCATTGTTAAATACCAAAGAAGATCCCCCGTAATCTCGATTCTCCAATAATAAATGGCACATTTCATTAGTAGACACATCGTATAAATCTTTACTTACCATAACCATAGTTGGAGAGGTAGAAGTTTTAGACAGATTTCTTTTTTGGCCGGAAAAAAAACCATAACTATCATCTATATAACTACTAGATGGAAGCGACCTAATACCGGAAACAGTAAAAAACTCTACTTCGTCTATAACTAAACACCCAGTATTACCACTTAGGCTATTAACCTGATAAAAATTAGCAGTAACAGATGAGGCCCCCAAAACAGGAGACCTTTCCCCGAACACTGTATACATATAACCAATATCCCACCCGTCAATAAGAAAAGGTTCCTTATTAAAAGAAACGTATCGCTGGTCCCCTGTGTCAAAATTAAGTTGCAAAGTTTTTACAGATGACGTAGGAGTATAAGAAGAAAGGCCTGAAATAGTAATGGTGCTACCTTCAGAGGCCCTCTTTATTCGTACAGCCTCTACATTATACACACCACCAAAATACACAGAAAAAGAATTGGCAGGAGAGGGCACCGTAGAGGAAACCCAAGCAGAGCTATAGTTACTATTGTCATAAAAACCATCCACAAGTTTGTACGGTAGTTGTGTGCTATCTTTAGAACCATAGGCAGTAGCAGAGGACTGGTTTGAATACAAGGTTAAGTACTCATCCACGCTTACAAAAAAATCCTTCACCGCTACTTCTGCACCCCCAAACCCCACGAAAGACAAGAAAAACCTACTACCCTCAAAAAAAGACCCGGAACTAAAAACATATTCCCCAACAATAACCCCGTCGAACAAGAACACTGCCTTGCCACTAAGGTGATCATACGAAACCTTCAATGTCCTCCACGGAGCCTGCAAAGTTCCGTCTGTATAATTTTCTTCATAAAGAACAAACTCAGAAATACTTTCCAAACTATAGGCAGAGAGTATACTGTGACCATTATGAACAGTTCTTACTTCATCAAAAGAACTAAGTATATTATTACTAGAAAAATCCCCATCATTAGCAGCCGCGCCAACATATAGGGTACCCTGCTCTTTATTGTCAGCACCAACCCAAACAGCGGCTAAACTTCCTCCCTGTCTAGAATACGACCCCTGGTCTAAAGACGAGTAGGATAGCAAGGGCTCCTGAATAGGAAAGCTATTAGTAAAACCAAATAAAAATTTATTAGGTTTATAAACCCAAGACTTATCATAAGAATCGAAAGAAGAATCAGTAAATTTTATCTTTAATGAGGCAACAAAACTTTGATCTGTAGTAAAAGTATCCTTACATACTAAACCTAAGACACTAGACTCATTATACCCATGAGCTGGCCTGGCCACATGTATATCGGCATTAATAAAAGAAGCCACAAAAGACAGGCTGTCGGAATTTACAGTAAAATACGAGCTGGAGGTGGAAACAATGTCCCACAAATTCACAAGGCCTGACTCGTCGGAATAGACGAAACTATCCTGAGTAGTCAATATTTTATCAAAAGAAGGCTGTGTTATACCCAGCTGGTTTATACCATAGAACTGACCAGAAGAGGTAGTCCCCAAATACAAATACTCATCTATATAGGTCCCTGTAGGAGCAACGGCTACCAGGGCCTTTGAGGACGCCTTATCTTTATTATATATAGAAATCTCAGAAGCAGAACCATAATACCCAATAGGGGAATTTCCTATACTAGTTATACTGATAGGGGCATTCTGAACACCAAAATACATAGACTCGTTACGAACACCCTCAACAAATAAGCTACTAACAGAGGTGTCAACAGAACCCGAGCACGTTATCCTACAAAAACCAACGGCGTTTTTTATATCTGCATAAATAAAAGTACCGGACGAAGATATTGTAGCACTGCTTTCTAAAGGAGACTCGATGCCATAGCTTATACTAATATCCCCCAAGTTTATTGGAGAAAGGTAACATTTTATATTGTCTATATCAAAGTATTCCCCAAAAACTATGTCTAAAGAGGATACGCGGCCCTGTGGTACTACAAACGAAACCGCCTCTGATGGGTTAACATAGAGAAACCTTAAGCCAGAAACAGAGACAAAATACGTAGCAATCTCTGAATTATATAAGTCTCCTTCCTTTACTATGTTATAACCTGTTTGGCTTACCACTAAGACCTCGAAATTGAAAGGGTACTTTTTCTATTAAATTGTTTTTCTCTAGTCAAACTTATATCCTTAGCCCTAACAAAAACATCAAAAGAAGAACCCACACTGACGTTTTCTACAACCAAAGGAATTCCATTCCCTCTATCTGAATAATCCATAAAATTTACCCCGTCTAGAGAAACTTCCACTAACTCATGTGATCTTTTAGGTATAAGAACCCCCTGGTTAGACATAGAATAAGAATGGTCAAAAATAGGGTAGTTATAAACCTTTATGTTCTCAAAAACAGAGTCTGCAGAAGACCCCATAGAAGAAACCAACATTTCTGTGCCACGACCACCAAGAATCAAACTATAAGACGACCTCTGCGAAAATATAGGCAACTCACCCACAGTATATAAATAAGAATAATTTAAATAAGTGTTAAGAATATTATTAACATAAATACCAGAAGCTATATTACCGTACCTACTACCAAAGTCCCACACTATAGCAATATGAACAGGAGTATCGGAAAGAAACCCATTCAAAGAATTGTCAGACAACACAAACTCCCTGGATCCGTCTGTCACATAAAAACAAAGCCCGTCCTGTGAAGCATATAGAAAAAACAGTGAAGAATCTTCAGAACTAAAAACTCTAAGCAGAGAATGGTCAACAGGAGAATCACACGAGTTACACAAAACAGTACGATTCCAATCTGACTTCAAATAAAACTCTATGGTACCTTTTGTTGGGTCAAAATCTCCCAACGGAAACTTTATGTGCTCTTGATACGGAATATACACCCCATACCCAAATTCCCCGCTAGAATAATACCTCCTAGCAATTCTAAAGTCATCAAACAGAATTGTAAATTCATCGTTGTCAGAAACACCAGAAAAAACTAAGTCTATATAGATTATTCTGTCCCTTTTATTTGTATACCCAGACCTGGCCCTGTCATCCCTAGTAAAGTATAGGTCCCCAACCCTGTAGTTATCAGAAAATGGTAAGTTAACAACATTCCACCCGTCTAACAAAGAACTCCCCAATAAAGACAAAGGCCACTCATAATAAGAATTAGTGTCGGAAGTTAAGTTTATATCTATAGGGCTATTATCCTGTGTAACAGACCTACCAACCCTAAAGTACCCAACAGAAAAATCCAGTTCAGAAACATCTGAAACATAGAACCAAAAGACTAGGGAATCCCTAGGGGATAATTCCGCGTCTATGCCAAAACTTTGTTTCAAACTAAAGGTTTCCATAAGTCCATGGCCCCCTGGACACACAACCCCCACAGATACACCATTGGAACGAGTATTCACAACATCTGTGTAAGGAACCAACGTAGTACAACTACACCAAGAGCTATTAAGAAAAGGCTTCTTTGTACCCTGGTCGTTGCTATTTACATGGACAATAATCTCCTCCACTCTGGTAGCAGTCTTAACCAACACCCACTTAGTATCCATAGGAGGAGCCCCGCCAAAAGAACCCCAGGTAACCTTGCTAGGCTCATTAACAGGGGACGAGGAGTATGCAACGTTTATACCGGTACCGTTCTCGTCTACAATACTAGGCCACTCACCCGCGACCACAGAATCGATATCATCAACGCTACTAATTAGGGCACCAAACGGACCGACAATAACATTAGAAACATTATGAAACCATTGCAGGTCCACACAAAAGTATTCTGCCTCTCCATCGCTTATCCACCCCTCGGCAACCTCACCTTCGTCCCCTACATACCCTGACACCCCATTTGTAAGATACCCGCCGGCGGAAACCCAAGGAAGCTTTCCCCTATTTGTTATACTAGACAAATTAAGAGAAACACCAACGTTAGATAAATATTTAGCGTTTGGATTTCCTATATATGTACCAACAACCTGAACTAAAACCCACCTAGCAGAAACAGAATAAGAAACAGACCAAGCATGTGGTACACCGACCTCAAATGGTATAGAGCCTGGATTAGTAGTATCTAAATCAGAGTATAAAACAGAACCGTCAAAAACAGGTGCATCAACAGGGGCCTCAAAAGAAACACCGCTTACATTATACCTATCCCCTAGAGGAATCGCCACATACATGGTGTTATACTGATGATACAACTCGTATTCATTTGTTATATAAGTAGAGTTCTGGCCATCAGTTACAATAGTACCAATATTAGACCAAGAAAGCCCTCCATCCTGGCTAAGATAAGAGTTAGTATCACGTAAAAAATACTTATCCAAAAAATATCCTGGACACCTATAAGCATAGTTATATGCTCTAAGATAAAAAGGCTGTCTACGATGAACAATACCCCCCGGCCCAATCTCGCTATATTGGACACTAGTATCTGAATCTAGCTTATTCCATAATACACAAAGCTCTCTTGAAGACCTATCTTCCAATATATCTACATAAAAATCGGACACACTACTACTGTCATTGGTTACAGTTACCTTTTCTACAGAAGACCCAGGTAAATCTAGGGGCGGGTTTAAACTCAAACAATGTGAATTGTTAGAATTAAGTTCAACAAGACCCTCACTTAAGATACCATAAATATCAAAAACCTTAAGGGGTGTTTTCGCCTTTATATTTAATCTTAAATATCTTGTTGGCCTACCCACAGTATAAGAAGCCCGTGTTGAAGACACTGTGTCTATGTCATTATGCCCCAAATATATGGTGCCATCTTTAGAGGTCTCTACACTAAAATATGATGATATGCTATTCTCAGGTATAGACTTGGCATATACTTCTATTTCTTGAATTTTTGGGCTTGGCGCTATAGGAAAACCAGAGTAGTCTAACTGTAGGGGGTCCTCTACAAAATACCCCTCTAAAGAAGCATTATAGCGAATCGCCTTCGTTTTATATGGCTCCAAAACTAACTCTAAATACCTATAATCAAGATGCGAGTAAGCTACCTGATAATCATTTGCAACTAATATAGCTGGATTATTATAGAGATAGATATATTCACTATCCATCAACCCAAGCTCTGTATAGACTTCATTATAAGTAGGAAACCCTATCCCCCATATTTTGTTTTCATCATTAGCATCAAAACTAAAGGGTACCTCTATTCTAAAGCTCTTTATGTTTTTCTTATCTACAAAATAAAGCTTTATCTTATAAACATCAAAAAATACATCTATACCCTTAATGAAATCTATGGCCACACTAAAAGGAGTATAATAATAATCTTCCTGGGCAGGAAGTCCTAAATCTAGCCAGCCTGGGTAACAATAAGTGGAAACAGTATTAACGTCCTGCTTAACCCCGTCTATTATAGAATCAATATTAACTAAAGTGGGGGCCTGGTTGCCCTCTATGTCTAAACCAGTATAGCCAGTTAAATAAGGCCCCCCATTGTTACCACCTGCCCTCAAGGTGCACAGGTTTATATCTTCAGACACGCCTTCGTGCTCCGCAGACACAACCAGAGACTCCACAGGTAAAACCTCATCAAAAATGATGTCTATAACAGCCTCAGAGGCTACTCTAGACCCCCTGACATATAAGGGTAGCCCCGCCTCCCCTGCTCCAGATAAATACTCCACGTGTTCGTTAAGGCTTCCTAGGTCATAATCATAAAGATAGTACGAAAAGTCCCCTTTTTCTGTCTCTGCCCCTAAATGCAAACCCGCACTATATAAAGAAACCAAGTCACCCTTCTTTACGTCAAGGTCTATATCAAGTTCAAAAACCCTATCAAGCTCATCAGCAGAGCTAGGAACAGAAACACTTCCTACTAAAGAAATTGAACCGTCAACTTTTTCTCTATATATTCTTAATTCTGTATTGTTATACCTATCCCCACTGTACCCTAAAAACTTTAATTTTCCTGTTCTTATTATAGGATTACAGTAGTCTATTATNGTTTGATTTCTAAAGATTATTTTTGTGTCGCGCGAAAAATTTTTATAATCCTTATTCCCCCCATAAACAGAATAGTCATTTCCAGTAATACTAAAAGAACTTTCGGCACTAGACCTATCCGCGCTTTTTAAATAAGACAAAGAGGACGGAGAGACTAGGACAGAAGGAGCCTCGTACCCACTAGCCTTATCTGTACCATAAAAACTAGTATATAAAGGAGCGCCTGTGGCACCAAAAAAACCTAGGACGACACAAGCAGAGCCCTCTTCTGGAACACCTATTACTACCCTAGAAGAACTATTCCGCCAATCAGACTCTACTATTAACCTGCTTTCATCTACATAACACCTAGCATATGCGTACCCACCAACACCAATTAAGTTCAACTTCTCCTCTATATCGCAAGCTATACTACTAAGTTCCCTATTAACCCCAGATCCTATTTTAACAGAGTGATATCCATAGTCATCTATGTCAACCAATAAGGTATCATTCACACCTTCGTATATAGTTAGTGTGCCCGTTACAGTACTGGCTAAGGCGTACCCGGGACTGCCTGTCCAAGGACAGGGGTGTGAGTACTCAAAATACTTATCACAAACATCATCGCTACTACCTGTATCACAATAATACCTATTACTAGAATCTACCCCTAACTCACGTAAATGAAATTTTAAACCACTTACACCATCGATAAACGGGTAGAACCTTAAAGCGGTTATAGTGCCATTCCACTTAGCATGCATAGACATATCAACAACATGCTCGTGATAGGCATTATCTGTATAAGCATCAAAATATAGAGACTTTTCTTCTGACCAATACTGTTCCCTATTAGTCTTAAACTGCACCTTACCAGATAACGATGATACTATTTTGTTACCAGAATCAACCCTATAGTCTGCTTTAAACTGTGTATAGTATGAACCATTTATATCAAGAGTATCTGGGCTTTCTATATAACAAGAACCAGAAACAGAAACGCCAAAATAAACACCGTCCCAAACAGTATGTGAAACGACACCCCCCACAGATGAATAACCATTTAAATCATTGTTGGTATTCCAAACAACAGAGTAGCCTTTCTTGTTATCGTGCATACACGACACACAGTTTCTAATACTCGCATTTTTAAGTATATTAACTATATTTGGAAGTACTCGCACTAGAACCCTGTTCTTGGAGCATCTGCCCTAACAGACATTTCCCTGCCACTATAAACCTCCTCATTCAATTCAGCCATCAGAGACCTCTGTTGTGGCAAGTTACCCGCTGCTTTAGCGTGGTCTATTACAATACCCCATATACCGGCCCCTCCTATACTACCACCCTCGTATGTTCTCCTATCCATAATTAGCCCGGCCGCTAAATAATACCCGCTATCCTTAGCCGCCTCATATGGCCACCTAGCTTTACCAACCAATGACCCATACTCCTTTGTACCATAAGTACTCTCCCCTAAATGCTTACCCTCTTTTGTTACAACGACATCCCAGCACGACTCGTTAAACAATGGACTAGTAACCTCTAAAATATGCCCCATAGCTTGCCACTTTCCAATTGGGTGTACATACCCATCGTAATATGGTACGGACAAATCACTAGCGCAGCCAAACGACTCATGTTCCCACACCTTGTTAAATTCAGCAACCTTACTAGTCATGGTTAACTGAGTATTAAATGTACCGAGAGATATACCCACTGTATTTTCCCAGAACTCTACTTCATCAGGATGCCAAAACCAATCGTATACAGTTACAATGTCGCCCCTACCAGCCAAATTTCTAGCTTCATTATACAGGCATTCTTGTACGCCCTCGTTTAATGTTTTATTTCCAACCTCAGAAGAACAAGTAGAAGTTTCATTAAACGCCACATTACGAGTATTCAAGCTTCCATCTGCCCTATATTGTGGACAATCGTTCTTATGGATACCGGCTATAAGGGTCCTACCCTTAGTACACACACTAATGGACCCTGGAATAGTACGAAGACCATCAACGTCTACAGCTGCCAGCGGGTTATTTTCAGGCCTTATTTCACTCTTATACGCAAATCTTGTATACGTAGGGTCAACAAACTCATACTCTAATATAACGTCTTTTATATTTCTATTTGTAAGTTTTACAGACGGCCTTGAGGTATTACTAGAAACAGTATAAGCTAAATCATCACCATAGTCTCTATAAGTACGATTATAGTAATAAAGCATATTTCTATAGTCATGTGTACCATAGTTACCAGAACTATAATTAAACTTTCGTTCATAGCTATATACAGACTCTGAAACTTCAATAGGCTTTCTATACCATATACGAAAAGAAGAAATACTAGCCCTTGCCACAGTCTCCAAAGAAGAATAACTCACAACTACATGGTCGCAAAACATACCTACCTGGTATACTATCTTTTTACTACTAAGACCCTGATAAGTAAAAACCGTGCCTTCATCGTCTTCACCCTCAGAAACCTCGCCGGTAGTTATTCTCTGGTATCCCCTATTAGCGACCTCTACATACCTATTAGAAGAAGTCTCCCCATTTTCTGTTACCAAAATAGCAGCCATAACACTAATGCCAGGAATATCATACCGTATGGGCTGCCCAAGCTCGTCTGTATAAGGACCAAAATTATAGGTTATATCCACGCTATCTACATAAAAATAACCCTTTAAAGGTATCGTTATAGTATTAGTTGTGTAATTACTAAACTTAGAATTCAACAATTCAACCTTCTTCCCAGATGACAAGTCCTCCTCTATAAAATCCGTTACTACACTAGGAAGCTGAAATATAGAAACCAAACTATTTACACCCACGCCCCTATAAGTATACCCATACACAACACCAGCGTTATCGTTACCAAGCACGCACTGATGTATGCCTGATGAATCAATTAAAAAGCTACTACCAGTAGAGGTAGACCCAACGCCAAACAACTTAAAATTTTCAACATTTGTATGCGAAGAATATTCGTACACAGTACCAGAGTCCCGCCACCTACCTGCGTACCAATTTAAAGGCCTTTCTGGCCCATCATCCCAAGAAACATAAGGTAAAGAAACCAAAACACCAGAATCATTAAACGCCGGGGGGCTATAATACAAAGTATGTATGCCCTCGTCAGAATGTGTAGCAGAAGTCTTATCCTGTTTCCACTCAGTACTACTAGGAGCATAAATACGTATACCAGTCACTCTTGGAGAGCCCCTAACCGGGTCTTTAGACACCTCCATCCAAGACCAAGCAGTGCTTGGCTCAGAAAATACAGGTAAAATATCGTCATACTGCTCTAAACCAGCAGTGTACATAGGCTCGCCCGGCTTATAAATAAGAGTACCAGTAACAGGGTTTCTTTGCTGAGTTGAGGTAAGGTCCCTATCAGAAAAAAGCCCATCTAAACTTACCCTAAGTCCCGTATTAAATACCTCATCATAACTATAGTTACCAACTGTTTTT